AGGCGAGCAGGAACGCCCCCGCCGCCAAGGAATCGCCCACGGTGGAACGTGGGGCCAAGGGTGCGAAGGACGCCAAGGCCAAGCCCGCGAAGCACTCCAAGCCCAAGGTGGCCAAGTCCAAGCGCCTGTCTGCCCTCGATGCCGCGGCCAAGGTCCTCGCCGAGTCCGATCGCCCCCTGCGCGCCATCGACATGATCGAGGTGATGCACGCTCAAGGTCTCTGGACCAGCCCCGGCGGCAAGACCCCCGAGGCGACGCTCTACGCCGCGATCACGCGCGAGATCGCCGCCAAGGGCACAGACGCCCGCTTCCAGAAGGTCGATCGCGGGATGTTCGCGAGTGCAGCCAACAGCACCAGCGGGAAGGGGGCGTGAGCCATGACGACGCTTGCACCCGACCTTGGCACCTGCGAGTTCGACCCCCGCGACGCGGTCCTTGATGCAGCGCTCGCGCTGCTGGCCGCCCGCATCGACCAGATGGAGACGGTGGAGGAGTGGGTAGTCCTCGCCCGCGCTGTCGCCACCTGCCAAGGGACCAAGGCCGCTGGGTACCTCACCGAGCGCGACCTCGAGCAGATCGCCGAGTACCAGATGGACTGGGACAGCGATCGCGACGGGGCCCTGCCCGTGATCGAACCCGACTGAGCGGCGGCCCCGCCCACTCAACCCCAAGTCCACATCCACCCCCGGCACCTCGCGGGGGTGTTTCTCCGGCGAGGGTGATATGCTGGCGACGTGAAGCGACGCGTCCGAGTCATCCTGACGTACTTGTTTCTCGGGGCAATCCTGAACGCTGCCGTGGCGTGGGGCATCGTACTGATGCACGGCTACGTCACCCTTCCTTTGGTCCTTATCCAAAACCCTCGGCCTCACGAGGACGCCATGCTCCATCGTTGGCGGATGTCGGGCCACGAAGTGCTCATCTCTTACGGTCCATTCACTGATACATGGACTCCCGAAGAGAAGGCAACATTGCCCGCAGACCAGGCTCCGTGGTGGCCCAATGGTATTTTGAAGCGTGATAGTCAGCACACTTTCCCCGCGGTGATCGCTTCGGGATGGCCGTGCTTGACACTCTGCACATGGACCAACACCGAGTTGGACCGAGACTTCCAGTGGGGGCTCAAGTGGGAGCCAGAGTATCTCGGCTACGAGCGGGCTATGGAATCGTTGGACGCCTACGTCCCGCTGATCTTCCCCCTTCGTCCGCTCTTGAGAGGCTGGCTTATCAACACTCCTTTCTACGCGGGCGTGGCTTGGTTTGCTGTCGCTTCCGCACGTTCTTTTCGAGCATGGCTGCGCAGCCGCAAGGGCCTCTGCCCCCGTTGCGCCTACCCGCGCGAGAACCACGCCGTCTGCCCCGAGTGCGGGACGGCGCACCGTCGCACGATGCGTAAGCGAGTCGCTCACACCTTGCCTCCCGCCTGAATGCGCTCGGCCTTCTTCCCCGTGAAGTTTTCCCATCGCTGCACGATGACATCGCAGTAGGGCGCGTCGAGTTCCATCAGGAACGCCTTGCGGCCCGTCTGCTCGGCCGCGATCAGGGTGGAACCGGATCCCCCAAAGAGATCCAACACATGCTCGCCCGGCTGCGAGGAGTACTCGATCGCGCGCTTGGCCAGTTCGACGGGCTTTTGGGTCAAATGGGTCATCTGCTGCGGCGGCACCTTCTTCACATGCCAGAGGTCGGTCTCGTTGTTGGGTCCGAAGTAGCGGTGCGCCGCGCCCTCCTTCCACCCGTAGAAGGCCAACTCGAACGCGCCCATGAAGTCTTTCCGCGTCAGAACCGGATGCAGTTTGTCCCACACGATCCCCTGCGAGAAGTAGAGCCCGTGCTTCTTCAGGAAGGGCGGGTAGTTGCCGAGGTTCGCGTAGCCGCCCCAAATGTAGAACCCGCCGCCCGGGATGAGCACACGCGCGATGTTCCCGAACCACGCGTCCAGCATCTGGTCGAACGCCTCGTCGGTGACGAAGTCGTTGGCCAGCGGCCTGTCCTTGGCGCGCATCTGCTTGGTGGTGCCCTTGGCCTTCTCGGGATGGCGCTCGACATCGAACTTCTGGTGGTGCGTCTGCCCCCCTTCTGCGGGCCCCTTGCGCCCCTTTGGCTGCGCCGCTTGGAACGAAGAGAGACCCGCCGCGATGGCGTTGTTCGAGCGCGGCTCGACCTTCACGTTGTAGGGGCAGTCACAGTTCGCCACATGGATCACTTCGCCATCGAGCAGGCGATCCACATCCTCAACGCTTCCCGAGTCACCACACAGCAGCCGATGGTTCCCGAGGATCCAGAGATCGCCCGGCTTCGTGATCGCCTCGTCGGGCGGCGCGGGCACATCGTCCGGATCCGTCGCGCCGACCTCAAGCCCCGGCTCCAGCAACTTCGAGATCTCGACATCCGAGAAGCCAAGGCCCCCGAGATCGATGTCCAGCGCCTTGAGCTCGCCCAGTTCGATCGCCAGCAGGTCGTCGTTCCACTCCGCGATCATGGCGGTGCGGTTGTCCGCCAGTCGGTACGCCTTGGCCTGCTCGGGCGTCAGATTCGCCACGTGGACCGGGACCTTCTCCAGCCCGAGATGCTTGGCGGCCTTCCAGCGCGTATGCCCGACCACGATGACGCCGTCGCCATCGACCACGATCGGCTGGCGGAAGCCGTATTCCCTGATCGACCGCGCCACCGCATCGACCGCGCTGTCGTTGTCGCGCGGGTTCTGCTCGTAGGGCCGGATCTCGTCCAACCCCCGCATCTCGATCGTCATGCCAGTTGTCGCCACAGTTGTCATCGCGAGCCCCTTCCTGGCCGACCTGAGTCGGCCGTGTGTGTCTTGCTCTTGGAGAGAGAGGTAGAAGAAAGAGAGATAGTTCAATCTTTCAGACCAGCTCTCCGTGCCCGTACCTTCCCTCTCCTTGCGCCAAGAACAGACTTGAATGATTGAACAATCTCCATCACCCCTTGAGGGCAAGCACCGTCCTCGGCTTGGTAACTCCTTTCTCCACGCTGACCGTGAGCTGATCGGCCTCGACCAAGTGATCGATCACGTCCCGACGCTCGCGGCCGTTCATCCATTGCGCCTTGCGGCTGAGTATCGAGGCCGACATGGAGCCGCCCGCGTCGGTCAGGATTCGCACCACACGCTTCACATTCGCATCGAACTGCCCCTCTGAGACCCAGCGGCTGGCGAGGTGCAGCATGCGTCTCGTCAGGTGCTCCGACAGTTCGCACGCCCATCGGGCGGCCCCCTCGTCGATCACCGGCTCGTCCCGATTGGCCGAACACGCATAGATCAGCGCTAACCGGCACGCCTTCTCTTCGGTGCGTGCCCACAGCGACGACTCCTCGCCATCGCCGCGCCGCATCTCGGCGTCGATCTGGTTGGCGAACGCGTCGAAGACCTCGTGGGCCTCTTGCGTGGTCTTGACCACAAGGGGCTCTGGGTGCTTGCCCGCGAGGTTGCCGCCCGGCTTGAACGCTCCCCACCAGCGAGCCACCTCCAAGATCGCCCCCGGGACCTCCGCCGCGCCCGCCCTTACACGATCAGAGAGACGCCCTGTCTCGAAGACCAGCAGCCGCGCCATGAAACCGTCTCGCATGCTCTCAGCGGTCAGCGACGCGTAGAAGTTCTCCGGCACCGTGGTGCCGTAGAGGACCACGCACGGCTGATCGACGGTCTGGTTGCGGCGGTCGTCGGCGTACGCCTTGCTCTTCACCACGCCGTCTGCCGACGAGAACAGCCGCATGAGCAGGGTGATGACGGCGTGGAGGTGGGGGGACTTCCTCGCATCGCCTGTCGTCCGCAGGAACCGCCCGAACTCGTCCATCTGGAGGAGGAGCGCGGGCTGCTGCACGATCGCGGACATTAACCCGGCGTCCGACGCCACATCCTCGCTCCCCGCCAGTTCCAGCATGTCCGCCCCCGCAAGGATCGCCTTGTTGACCTTGCGCGCGTGGTCCTTCCCAGCGCCCGACGGGGCCACGCCGACGAGGTAGAGGTTGGTGCGATTGCCGCGCTCATCCCTGATCTTCCGCCCGGCCAGACTCGCCATCAGCGAGATCGCCCCGGCAAGCGCGAGGGGGGGCTGGGGACGGGTCGCGGTCGCGAGGTTGAACGCGATCACGTCACCGATGAACCCCGGCACGGAAAGCAGCCGATCCGGGATCGGACCGGGATCCGGGTGGGGGTCTGGGTGGAGGTCAGCCTCGTCCTGGGGCGCCTCGTCGGCGATGGTGCTCATGGCGTCCTCCGTCCCCGGCCCCTGGGTTCCCATGAATGCCGAGTCATCGATGACTCCGTCGCGCTCCGGGCGGGCGTCACGAAGCCACCCGAAGGGCATGGGATGCGGCTTGGTCGCGGCGTCCTCAACCTTGTGTCGGAGCTCCCGCTCGGTCCACGGCGGCTCACAGCGCGGGTTGTAACGCTCCAGCAGGATGGCCAGCGCCACCTCTGGATCCAGCCCGAACCCATGGACCATCGCAATGGCAGCCAAGAAGGTCTGCTTATGCCCGCCACATCCAGAGACCGCGCCGGGGATCATGTCGAGGTACGCGAGGGCGCGGCGTTGGATGACGTCCGCAGACTGATTACAGGGCGCGAGAACGCGTGGAGGAGCGACGAGCGTGGGCCGGTCGAAGTGGTCCGGATCATGCCCCCTGAGTTCAAGGATCTTCCTGACCAACGCTCGGACCCCTGCTTCGAGCACGTCCCGCTCAACTGTCGCTGGCTCCCCTTCGAGCATGTCGTAAACATCGCCGTCGGGATGGACGCTCGGGCCGACGACCGTCTGCACGCCGGTGCCACGCAGCTCGACCATCATCTTGCTGGTCTCCGGGTCGCGGAACTGCTTGGTTTCGATCTCAGGGCAGCGGTACCACCAATGAGAACCCGGCTTGGCCGCGCGGCCGGTGACGACGGCGGTGGGGGGGAGGAGCGCCGAGGCCCACTCGATCGCCTCGGGACAGTCCAGATCCACATCGACAAGGTGCCCGCTGGGCTCCCCCAGCAGGATGCCGATGTTGGCTTCGCCCCCGAAGTGCAAGGGCAGGTCCGCGTCGGTAAACCGCCAACTCGGCCAGCCCTTCTCGATCGGCCCCTTCAAACGAGCCGGGATCGGTACCGGCATGAGGTTGCGGGCCAGATAAGACCGCGCCGCGTCCAGCACCGAGGGAGGGTTGGCGGAGGAATCGGACATCAGAAAGGCACCTCCTCGCGGGGACCCGTCATCACGGCGGCCAGCGCGGGTTCGCACGCGACCTCGTCGCGCTCCAGTGGCGTGGGGCGCTCGCCCATCCGGCGCGGCACGATGGTCGGGAACGCCTGCCCGGCGGTCCGCTCGATCAGGATCTCGAGAGGCGCGGCCAGTTCTCCCGCCCGGGCCCGCTCCACCGCCTCCTTGACCGTCTGCGGCAGGCGCTCTTGAGATCGATGCCTCCACCACGCTTCGGCCTTGGCGCGTGCGTACCCATGGTGCTCGAAGCAGACCCACTCCTTGATCACGTCCGAGGGGCCGAAGCGGTACTCCACCCGCATGGTCGGCGGCGATGACGCATCGTCGCGTTTGCGGTGCGCGTAGTAGGAGACCTTTGTCACTAGGACAACCTCGCGGCTCACCTGCCCGCTGAGGATGCCCTCGGTGCCCGCGGTGTGGCTGTGCGTCTTGCAGAAACTGAGTTCAGGGAACTCGTGGCCGCACTCGGGACAGACCATGAATCCACACACCACCTTCGCCCGGCAGCGGGGGCACTCCTTGGTCGGGCCGCTTCCGAGTTCCAATTCGCACTCCTGGGGCACGACGGCGTCCACCGGGCCATGCCGCGCGATGTTCCCGGCGAAGTCCAGCACCAGGCAGTCGCTCTTGCCCGGATGGGGCCGGAAGCCACGCCCGACCATCTGGTAATAGAGCCCCGTCGAGGCGGTGGGCCTCAGCATCGCCACGCAGTCCACGTTGGGAGCGTCAAACCCCGTGGTCAGCACGTTAACATTGCACAGGAACTTGAGCCGCGCCGCCTTGAAGCGGCCGATGAGCGCGGACCGCTCACCGGAGGGCGTCTCGGCCGAGATGAACCCGCACTCGACGCCGTGCCTCCGCTGGAGCACATCAACCACATGCTGGCCGTGCTCCACCCCGCACGCGAAGATCAGCACCGACACCCGGTCGTGGGTCAGCTCGATGACCTCCGCGCAGGCAGTCTCGACGCGATTGGCCTCGTCCATAAGGGCTTGGGCCTCGCTCTGGACGAACTCGCCACCCCGGATGTGCAGGCCGCTGGTGTCGATCTCCATCGACCCCGCCTTGGAGCGGAGCGCCGCAAGGAACCCGAGATCGATCAGATCGCGGACGCTGATCTCGTAGCAGATGGTGTTGAAGATGTTGTCCGGCGTGCAGATCGGACCCGACTTGTAGCGATAGGGCGTCGCGGTCAGGCCCAGCAACCGCACATTCGGGTTCACGAGCCGGGCGTCGGCGAGGAACGACCTGTACATACCGGCATCGGCGTCCGACACCATGTGGGCCTCATCCACGATGATGAGGTCCACCGGTCCCACTTCGCCTGCTCGCTTCCAGATCGACTGGATCCCCGCGACAGTGATGGGGTGGCTGAGTTCGCGCCGACCCAAGCCCGCCGAGTAGATGCCCACGGGGATGTCGGGGGCCATCTTCCGGATCTTCTCGGCGTTCTGCTCCAGAAGTTCCTTCACGTTCGCCAGCGCCAGCACGCGACCATCCCATCGCTTGGCGACATCCTTCGCGATGGTGGCGATGATCAGGGTCTTGCCGCCGCCCGTCGGGATCACGACGCACGGGCTGTCGCTGGGGGGCCGATCCTCGAAGTGCGCGTACACGGCATCGACGGCGTCGCGCTGGTACGGGCGTAGCGAGAGCGGCCCCGTCTCCGCGGCGAGCCGCGAGGGAGCGACGAGGGCTCCCCCGAGCCCGCCGCCGATCCCCTCCGTCTGGTGATGGACGCTCAGCGTTTCCACAGCGGCTTGCTCCCCTTGGCTGCGTCGGTCCCTTTCGAAGCGGCATCACCCCGCTTCGCGTACGCCTGCACCACGTTGGCCATCTCGCCGGTGTCGGATCGCTTCTCGAGTCCGATCCTCACGTCGAGCGGGATGTTGTGAACTTCCGACGAGTCGCCCGGTCGAACGACGCCCACCGCGCGGCAGAGAGCGTTCAGCTTCCCCATCGCGAACTGCACAGCCGCCCGGTTGGGATGCTCGATCGTCATGCGATCCCAGACGCGGCGGCCCTTGTACGCACCCTCGATCACCTCGATCGTGACCTCGAGGTACCTGCCATTGCCCCTCTTGGTCGGCCTCATGCCCGACTCGATCACCACACCGGGGTAGGTGCCCGCGGGGATGGGACCGAACCGGGCGCTGGGCACCACGTTGCTCGCGGCGAATCCGCTCAGCGTCGCCATGGAAGAGACTCCATCAGCGGCTCAGGCAGCGCCTGACTGGGCCGGGTCGAGCGGAAGAACGGCCTCCACTCGGAACGAGGTATCGCCGTACTCATGGACGCACAAGCCCGCAAAGACGCGGGTGACATCTCGCCCGACGGGTGTGCTGGCGTCTACGAGGAGCAGTCGCCTGTCGTGGTCAACGGCATACCCGGCGTCAAGCCGGACCGCCGCCGGTCCGTGCAGGCACGAGACCGCGAGGACGGCCATGAGCAGGGTCTTCTCGATCTCGGCCATGTCGGCCGGGGTCGTGAAGGCGAATCGGTACATGTACTTGTGCACGGGGCATTCCTCCTTGGGAAAGGGGTTCACCTCCACCTAACCGGTCGGAGGGTCACTTCACGAGATAATCCCGGAGTCCGGCGCGGTCGAAGAGGGGCCGGAGCTGGCCAAGCTTCGAATCCAGCGTGGAGCGGGGCTCATCGACCGCTCGGGCCGCCATCGAGAGGGACTCGGCCCGCATCACGGCCTCGCACATCGCACGGAGCTCGGGCGGCAGCATCGCCAGCACAGCCGCAACGTCGTGGCCAATCTCCCACGGCTGGAACGGAGCGGCATCGGCCGTGGCGTCAACGCTGTCCATCGCGACCGTCGGCGCGTCGGTGGTCCGCTTCTGGGCGCGGCCGTCCCGAACGAGTTTGGCCACCTTGCTGCGGCAGACCACCTCGATGTACGCCTCGGGAGAGCCCCGCTGTGCGGCGTAACCCGGCCAGCGAACGACGACCTCGGTGAGAATCTCGGCAGCGAAGTCCTCGCGATAAGCCGGACGGGCGTGCCGGGCCGCAAGGATGCGGGCGACCTTCTGGGCGAACGAAGTGGGGAGGGGGATCTGGTCGAATGCCATGTGCCGAGCCCTTTTGGCCGTAGGCCATAAAGAGCCCCGGGGAACATCGGGCTCGGCATGAGTTCCCCGGGGCGAAGATGACAGCGCTTGCCGTGCCCGTCATCCTCGCTCTGTGCGACTTTTCGATTTGACGATGAGGCAGTAGGAGTTCAGTATCGTAAGCCCATGCTGATAGGACACTTATGCAACTTGGAATCTTCGACAATATCGAATTCTGGTTTCGACTTTTCGATTAGTCGCTGTCGCCTTCGGGGGGCAAACAGCGGAACTGAGCAGTAACCTGACCCCGGTTCCATTGGATCGGTTTGCTAGGTATCCGAAAGTACGCCGCCAGCGCTTTCCCAAGGTGCTGAAACTGGCGCTGCCGCCCTGATGCCACTACAGCCGCCACCTTGAGCGATCCGCCTTCGTAAATTAGGCGCCCGAGCTCAACCCAAGCCTTCTTCGGACTCCCGCTTCGTGTGTCTAGTAGACCCAACTGCTCTGGCGTCAATTGTTCGGAAGCACCGTGAATGATGACCGTGATTGCGTCTGTCCCTGCGATGCGCATCTGTACGTCAGGCCAGCAAGTTTCTTTCGGGACCGGGATCGAAACTCGATCGCTCGATCTGTCCGCGCTCGATGCTCGCTGGCGCATCGAATCGGGCAAGTGCTCCGTGAAGGGATCCCGGCACCACAGCACACCCGGACTCTGCCACGAGAATGCCTCATCCACGCGAACCCACGCTGACGCCTTTGACTGAATGATCTGCAGTGACAGTGGCGGTAGATCATCGAGCAGCGTCATCACGATGAACGCTCCCGAAGCCAGCTGACGGATGTGCGCGATGTCGGAAGCAATCGACTTCGGCGTCATCGCCAGCGATGCGTAGGCAGGAATCTTCCTTCCGTCCCGGCGCAACTCCCCGGTTCTCCATACCGTGATCGCATCAGGGATCCTGTGCAAACTGCCCGCAAGTGGAACCGCTCCCATCACCTGCTCCAAGATCCGCTCGCTTGGAAGCGTCCATAGAAGCAAGTCATCACGGGCAATAGGGATTGGCTCCGGCTCGTCGGGATCAATCGCCACGTGTTCTTCGTCGCTGTGCGAGACGACCTGAAGCCACTCGCGTCGCCCTGGCAGCCGAATAACCGATGCGAGTTCCGGCTCCGGAAGAAGCAATTGACATACGTCCTCGAACTCGTCACCCAACAGGTGCCGCCACTCGCACTTTCTGGCTGTCCAGCTGCCCAACTGCTCAAGCGCTTTTCCGACCTGCATGCTGCTTCCCCACCATGAATCCTCGCCCAGCCAACCATCGTTCGATGAGGTCGTGATCATCGTCCCTCGAGTACGACGCGCGGTTGCCCTCGTACACGGTCACAGCGCGGGCTCTTCGCTCTCCGCGACATTGCACCTTGAACTTTGCATGGACGAGGTCGCGCGCACGAACGCCGTCTTCTGTAAGGTTGACAAGGAGCCCACGCAAATCACTGGCGTTGTGTGTCACGACGTGTCCCAGCGACCCTGGGAGCATGTACTTCAACTCGATAAGGGTAATGGCCTTGATCTCAGGGATCTCTGGGCACACAAGGGCACGTGCACCGTCCCGGAGGAGAGGTGAAAGTGTGTAGATCAACGCCTGATCGCCGAAATGTGTCTCATCACCAAAGAACACCTTGCCCACCGCCTGCCGTAGGCACTGTCGGAGCCACTTCACTTCCGCTGCGATATGCAACAGGTGCAACGTTCGATCGATACGAACAACCACATGTTCAAGAGGATGAAATGTGATCGAATCGACGGCGTCTTTGTTCGCCGACGCGATCCGTGACAAAGAGCCACCGAATCCATACACGATCTCGATCTGCGACTTCCGGCTGAATACATGCTGACTTACCCGAGCGCCTCGGCAATGTGAACGCAACGCGTCGTCGAGCAACATGCCAATCTCATTGACTCGAGGCTCGACCGGCGCATTGCAAAGGATCTCCGCCGGATAGCGACCAGCGAAACAAACTAGGACGTGTCTGCGGCTGGAGGCTCGCTCCGCGTGAACTCGAAGCAGCGATTTAGGATGGTTGAGAAAGAGCCAGATCACAATGTCTTCAACGGTCATCCCGAGAAGAGCCGCGCTGTCGATTCGATGTGCGAGGGCGACGCACTGAACCGTCTCTCTGGCATGACGAAGCTCGTGAGCATGCCACAGCACATCCAGCAGTTCGAGCGGCACATTGTCAGCCCCGGATTGGAGCAGCGCAGCGAGGGCATCCAGATCGATGGCTTTACCCTGCACTGGAACTGCAAAACCACACTCGCCGAGTGACTCTCGATGCCGTTGAAGCAAATCCATCAGCAGTGAAGGAGAGATGAGCGAGAGCGTCTCGGGTCGGGTGAAGCGCTGCACTGATGATCCCATGGAGCGAATCCTCCTTGGGCCTGAGTGTATACCCCTGTCAACACGAGAATACTGCTCCAACATCGCGTTGGGCGCGCCAACGGCTGCGAGGATTATGCCAAACTTGACGGCTGGCTTGGGTAATTACTCGCATGCCACTTCCACCTCGAATGCGGCCGTACGCGAATGACTCTTGTATTACAAGAAGATTGGGTCACGGACGAAGCGATGACCACTTCTGCAACTGCCGAGCCCACTCGAAGTCCGCACCCAGCAGCTCACGCAGATCGGATTCTCCCAATGCATCCCGCCCCTCCCTCGTCCTCGGAAGGAAGAGAATCTCCTCCTGTATCTCCGGCGCGAGGTTGAGCAGATTTGTGATCTGGGACATTCTGGCCCGGGTGACCCCGGCCAAGCGGGCTATCTCGGCAAAGTCCCTGACCTCTCCGCTCCGGACCAGCCGGTCGCAGTGGATCGCCAGCGCCATCAGGCGGCTGACACGCGGCACGCGGCCCTCCGGGATTGGCTTGGGGGGTGCCTCGCCGAGCCGTAGTTCCTGCTTCCCGGCAGGACCGTTCGTCAGGTGGACCTTGAAGGAGACAGTCGTCATGCGTTCAGCTCCTGGGCCGCTTCCGCCAGCCACTCGTGCTCGGGGTGGAAGGTGATCCGAAGTTCCCCGCTGCCGCCGTCGTACTCGACCGCCTTCACGACCAACTGCAGCAGCCGGGACCGCTCTCGGATACTCAGCATGGACCAGATGGGATCGAACTCGGCGGCTGGCATCTCGGCGTCCGCCCGTGTTGCCATGCTCCCACGGACCGCTTTCATCTCCGCTGCGATCGCTTCAAGCCGCGCCGCAATCTTGTGCAGCCGGATCGAGACCTCCGCGAGCCGCTCCGCCTTGGTCGGATCCGAGGCCAGACGAGTGGCCTCCCGCTCCAAGAACGCGCCCTCGCGGCCAAGGGCCCGCTGCTCAACTTCCATGCTCGCGAGCCGTTCGCTCTCCTGCCGACGCATCTCCTCGAAAGCCAGCGTCAGGAGAGTGCGGTCCTTGCCGATCCCCTTCACGTGGTCCAGAACGAACCGCTCAATCTGCTCAGCGGGCAGCGACTTGGAAGGGCAGCAGCGTCGTCCCTCCGTCTTGGCCCGATGGCAGACGTAGTAGCGATACCGCAGCCCCTTGTCCTTGGAGGTCATCGAGTGGTGCATCGGTGCGTCGCACGCGCCGCAGCGGATCAGCCCCTTGAGGACGGCCCCGGCCACGTTCCGGACTTCGGCTCCGCCCGTTCTCGCGTTCTCCGCCAGCCGCCCCTGCACGCGTGCAAAGACCTCTCCATCCACGATGGCCTCGTGCTGGCCTTCCACAAGATCCTTGCCAGCCACGATCCTGCCGATGTAGGTGACATTCGTCAGCATGGCGTAGACGAAGCTCTTCTCGAACTCTCTCCCCCCGACCGCCCGGCCGCGGGCCGTTTCGAGCGTCCGCGTCTTCCAGCCCCGCTCCTTGAGTTCCGCCACCGTACGCCCCAGCGACTCGGTCCTCAGGTAGATCGCGAAGATCTCCCTGACGCGACACGCCTCCTCCTCGACCACGATCAGCTTGCCGCCCTCGTTCCGATACCCCATCGGGCTGATGCCTCCGAACCACTTGCCCTTGCGCTTGGAAGCCATGATCTTGTCGCGAGTGCGCTCGGAGATGATCTCTCGCTCAAACTGGGCGAACGAGAGCAGGATGTTCAAGGTCAGCCGCCCCATCGAGTGGGTGGTGTTGAACTGCTGTGTGACGGAAACAAACGACACCCCGTGCGTCTCGAACAGCGACATCATCCTCGCGAAGTCCATCAGGGACCGAGACAGCCGGTCCACCTTGTAGACCACGACGCAATCAATGCGCCCGGCCTCGATATCCTCCATCAGCCGCTTGACCCCCGGTCGCTCCATGTTGCCGCCAGTGAAGCCGCCGTCGTCGTACCGATCGGCCAGGCAGATCCAGCCCTCGGCCTTCTGGCTGGTGATGTACGCCTCTCCGGCTTCACGCTGGGCGTCGAGGGAGTTGAACTCCTGCTCCAGCCCCTCCTCGCTCGACTTCCTCGTGTAGATCGCACACCTGATCGCCCGGGGCCGCTTGGCGTCGGCGCGCGTCGGCGGTGGGGAGGCGGCTTCGGGCGCGGAGGAATATCGATGAGCGGTACGCGAGGCGACTCTGCTCATGTGGCCCTCCCAGACTTGGCCGACTTGTTCTGCTTGAGTCCAAAGAAGAGTGCGCCGTTCCAGTGGCTCCCGGTCACGGCATTGGCCACGGCCGAGAGTGAGCGGTAGACCTTGCCCTCGTGCTCGAAGCCCTTCGCGAGCACCGAGACCACGATGCGGCGTCCCTGATAGTCGCGCACCAGCACGGTGCCGGGGGATGGCGACGAGGGCCTTGGATTGGCGCGGAGACCGGTGATGACCACGTGCGGAGCGTTGGCATCCGGGCCCGGGTCGGCCTTGGACTTCCTGTGCGCTCGCGTTCTGAGCCACGTCTCGTCGGCCAGTTCCATCGCCCGAAGCCTCGCCCGCTCTGAAAGCCCACCCATCGCATTGGCCTGAATCTGCCAGATGATCCGCTTCCGCAGATACTGGGCGTTGTTCGAGTGGCTCTCCTCTCCAAACACCTCAAGGTATTTCGCCTTGAGCGCTGGCCCGTTCATGCCGTTAAGCCGGTGCATCTCCGCTTGGACATCAACCTTCACGAGTTGCCTCCTTCCGCTCCGCCATCGCAGCGGCTCGCGATCGGACTGATGGGGGAGCATCCGCCGCCGTCAAGCGGAGAAAGAGGGTGTAGCGACGCTTCGGTTGAAGGCGGGTTGCTTCGTCCTGGGCCATCCAGCCAGCGCCGGAGAGCCGCAGCCAAGAGCGAAGCAAGTTCCATGCGACGGGCCGAAGACTCGGACGCTTCGCCCTCGCGCTGTGCTAGGTCTTGGGATGGCATCTGGTGTCCTCGGAAGGCCAAACCCAAGGGGCCTTCAGGGGACAACTAACCGGAATACTGGCTGGTTAACGAACTTCAGCGTCTCGCATGTCCGCGGCACGCCCTGCCGATCCGGGTGGAACATCATGAGCCATCGATGAGCTGTTAGCTCGTCGCTCCTTCAGGGTCGAACTCACGGAGCAGCTCGCTCACAAACTCTGGCCTGCGGATCTGCTCGAGCGTGCTCCGCCGGGCACGGCTCTTGAGTATCGCTTGGTCGCGATCCAACGTCTTGATCCACCTGATGGCGACACACCAGTCGCAGTGATCCGGATCGTGCAGCCGATCCAATTGAGTCTGCGCAACGACCGGAAGGTCAACAAGCTTCTGCTCGAAGCCGGTGGGCACGAACTCTGCCTGCGGCACCGCCTCATGTGTCACCACCCCGTAGCCGACATACCCGTGGCCACTCAGGTACGCAAAGAGCTTGTCACCAGCCCTCAACTTCCTGATCGCGCTGATCCAGTGTGCACCGCCGCCTGCCATCATGAATCCGTACCTCTGGCAGTCCTCCCAAGCCCTTCCCTCGCCGGACCCGTCTCCCGTGTTCATGAACCAGAAGCCGGTGGGCCCGGCTTGTCGGGCCGACTCCCTCTGAACGATGGCCTTCTCACGCAGGCGGACCTGATACTCCTCGGCCTCTGGAAGAGGGACCATCTGTTGCACATCCAGAACGATCTCGGAGCCGAGCAAGTATGGCTTCAGCCGCACGCAGCGGATATCAAGGTCGCGCTCGTTGAGCCACAGCACGGAGGTCAAGACTTCCTTCGAGAAATCCGCCGCGACGAGCACGATGCGTACATCTCGCCCGAACTCCTCTTCCCGCGGCTCATCCCATCGGAGGAACTCAAGCAGCCTTGCCTCCGCGTCCTGACCCGGATCGTGCCGATCCAGAAACGACTGGAACGCAGCCTTCGCCCTGTCAAAGGTCATGCTCGACACCATGGCCGCGTAGCGGATCGCTTGGAGGTCCATGTGACCTCCCTCCTCGCCGCGCTTGAGCTCAATGACCACCAGGTAACCCTCGCGATCGACCGCGAGAAGGTCGATGCGCCGTCGGGAATCGGTCCACTCGGCGAACTCCTCGGCGATCACCAGTAGATCGCTCGCAACGACCTCGATATGGCTTCTGATGAGCCGCTGTAGATCCGAGGTTTCCCGGAGCTGGCGCTCCTCAAACGTCGTGGGGGGAAGCTGAGCGATCTCGTCGCGGGTCATTCGATAGAGCGGCATGGGGCCATGCTACCGAGTTCGCGCCGGTCCGAGGGTGCGCTCGGAACAGGGCTGTTCACCAGAATCCGCGCCAACACGAGAAACCGAGAGTTCGAGAGTCCGGGCGGACGGTGCGAGACCAACGGTCGGCGGTCTCGACCGACGGGTTCGGCAATCGCCACGAACCGAGAATCGATCCCGCTGCGTCGGCCAATTCTTGGGACGCCCGAACGCCCCCCAATTCCCCGAGAAACCGCCACTTCGGTCTGAGCAACGCCTCCGGCTTGGGCACGCCGTTCCGAGCCGATCCAGACAACAAAGAGGGCCCCGCCGGAAAGGCAGGGCCCTGCAAACTCCGATCGGATGGGTGTCTCGAACTCGGCATGCTTTCGGGAGTCGTTAGTGCCTCCGACTGCCCAGAGAGAGTCCGAGGCGGCTTTGGGAAGCGGTCCGGAGGATCTCCGGGTAAACGGAGCCATCGAAATCTGGCCTGGTGATGGATGATCAGTTCGGCAACCGCATTCTCGAGCCAGATTTGGCTCTGCTTGGCCACGGGCGTCAAGATCGACCACTAACCGCGTGCCCGAGCCTGAATCCGCGGACTGACCTGAAGATCAAAGGTGGACCACCGAGACGTCCGCATCGCTCTCACAACCTCGTCGTGTACGGGCTTCTGTCGCACGGGGTTAAACAGCGTGACCACGAGCACCGCACGCTGCGGCTCTTCGCGACGGTTGGGCGTGTCAGAAGTCCCTCGAGCTTCCCCTGCAGACTCTCACGAAAGCTGTGCGTGAAGAGGCTGTGCTCGCGACCGCCCGAAGCGCCATTTTGCGAAGTGAGGGAGTCGACCGCCATGTTGAGTGCACAATGCCGGTCCCCCCGCTTTGTCCACAGTACGAGACGCGGCACAAGAGTGGGCGACGATTACGTGGGAGTCGCGGAAGGGAGATGTTCGGATGTGCGAATGGAAATCGTCTGTGCGTCACCTCCCCCCCAACAGGCCATAAACTCCCACATCGCCGATGGCCACTTCCTTTGTGCACCACGGCAGACCCGGGTTCGTCTGGAAGGACTAGGACTTTGACTACTCCTGACGAATACCTCAGATGGAACGACGCGATCATCTCCGCGGTGATCGATGGCTGCATGATCGATGAGCCGGTCTTTCTCGCCATCGACGCCGAGCGTCTGTCTGAGATCGCGGTCTCCTGTGGCCTCTGCGATGGTCCATCGGCGCGGGATCAGTTCGTCGCTGCGGTACGAGACCGGTGCGTTGTGGACGGCAGAATCAGTGTCCGCACCATCGAAGGCGTAGACGTGTCTGGTCGGCCGCTAGGCGTCGGGTTCCTCGCCTTCCTGGTGCTTGCAGCGGGCGAACGAGGGGCAGCCGGCGATGACAGGTTCTACCTCTCGCTCTCGAAGCTGTTATGGCCGCTGAGACCGCAGCCGGCGCAGAATCGTCAGGACCTGAAGATGCCCCCGGGCGAGAAGTGTGAAGAACCGCTCTGGAAAGTGTGGAATTCTTGGTTGTTGACCCAGGGGTATGCGCCCACCGCGCGCCGTGGACAGGGTCCACGCGAGAAGTTCCGAATGTACCCCATCAGTCAGGCAACGCTTAGCAGATCAGAGAAAGTGTACTTGATTGAGCATGTGCTGGGACCCGCGCTCGAAGCTAGGCAGTTGTCCGCGTTTCTCGATCAGGATGCGTTTGACTTCTGGCTTAGGCAGCGGGTGAAGAGAGCTCCGCACCTTTGGCAGGGGATCACCGATCGCGTGCTCGGCCGGGACCGAGTTGGAGGCCATCGATTCCCAGCAGCGTTCCGGGAGGCGTTCCTTGCGGAGTGCTTCGAGGTCTACACGCTGGCGGTGACCGGCTCAGACGCATCCGCCATTGCTACCGGTATCGATACGCGCTCAGTTCGACCAACTGTCGCCGCAGGACTTGTTCGAGAGGCCGCGCTCGACGGCACCGTCGAGTACCGCCTGCGGCCTGCGCGTCCGAGGCGCGGAAGGGACTACTCTGGCGGCAGAGTAGTGATCCATGATCGCTCGTGGGATTTGTTGGCTTCCGAGGATCCGCAGTGGTTTCAACCGATCGGCGAGCCGCTTCCAAGTCTCGCGCCGGCAAGCTACGTAGTGGAGAACTATCCAGGAGTTGTGAGCCTCGACTTGCCGGACCGTCAGTTCTGGGTCTTGGCACCAGATCCCACCGCACCAACCGACCAGCTCCTCGTGAGCGATCGCAAGCCTGACCCGGATGAACGTGTGATGGTCGTGGTCCGACTGGATAGCCAACGGTCCGACGCGGTCATTGCGTCGCTGCAGCGATTGAAGGATCTTGGATTCTTCGACTGGCAAGGAATTGCGGAAGCGATGCCTGGTTGGCGAGAATACAGGCGTTGCCGCATACTCCTTAGCCCATGGCCCTCAGAAGCCCCGGCCGGCGTGGACCCAGAGCTCTACCTCCGGCTCTCCCCTGAAGCCAGCGACACCATCCGATTCGAGTTGGGTCTACGTGCCCCTGACGAGAGGGGCGCGTTCATGGAAGGTTGTCTACCCGATATTTCGATCGTCACGGAAGCCGACCCGCTCATTCTTCGAATTGCGCCGCTGGACAGTTCTGCTTCCCAAGACACTCGAGAGCTGCAGGGTAGGCGAGGTCATTTGTTCCGCCTGCCTACGGAGCTGCGTCCCGGACTCTATGTGCTCCAAGGGCTCTCCGGAGAGCCTGGCGACGAGCGAGAGCTTTGTCAGCGTCGCCTCGTAGTGCGCGCATGGAAGGATCTTGCGATCGAAGCACCGTCCCCCGGACTCTGGACATCCATTGCCGGCGGAGCGGAGGCACTCAGACTGTGTGGCCCCAGATGCGAGGCGGCCCCCGCATGCACTGAAGCGGAGGTCGGCCAATGAGTACCTGGTACCTCGTGGGGCAACTGACCAAACGTGGTGACCTGCCATCCCGAATTCGAGAGACTGCGCGCCGCCTCGGATGTCTGCAGGAGATTGACTCAATACGTCTGGAGAAATCCTGGGGACGGGTTAGGACTGGCAATGGCGTCTACTGCGCGATCGGCTTTGCGGATCCACGTCCGCACGGGGGAGCGACCGTGCCGGAACCCCCATTTGATGCAGAGCCGTTCGTCGAGCGACTCGGGTTTCGGCTCATCTCGCCCGGAGACGTATCCCGCTCGGTCTTACCTGAAGCGCAGGCCGTGAACTGGACGCAGGAATCGCTCGTCAGCGGGGATCCAATTCTGCACATCGAGCGAGCGCCGCCACCCGATCCCGCGGACGTTGAGTCTGCCAGAGATGCAGAGGCTCGGGCGACCGAAGCGGTGGAAAACCAAGCAGTCACGATCAGGTTCGATCGCCTCTTGGCATGGCTCTCGGTTCAGGTGTCAGGCACCTGGACCCAGTTCGCTGATGCCTGCCGCTCGCTTGGACTGGACGCTTCAACGAAGACTGGAGATGTGCTTGGACGCCTTCAACTCCTCGGGCACATCGAGGTATCGGCGGACGGCAACCGGTGGGCGGTGACTCCCCCTGTGATCGTCGGCGACGTTCGCGGTGGTTGGTTCTTGTGTGGCCAACGCTGCAACCGTCTGCTCGAGCAGCTCGCTGCAGTATTGCCCATGGAACGCCTGCCACAACGCGGCGGCCCAACGATTGTGACGCTCTCACCGAGCACTGAGCAGTTGGCGACTCGGTCAGTGACGATCGGTGCCGTGCAGATTCCACTGATTGGGGATGCATGCAGGCAACTCGCTGCCCATTTCCCCACCTGGGACCTGTGGTACGCAAACGTGCGCAACAGCTACCACCCGGATCTTGCCGCGACTGAGGCCGTCGAGAGATTGGCCGTTGAAGGTCAAGCAGCGACTGTCCGGCCAGAAATGTCCAACGGCAAACTGACGGTGGGCGAAGGGCTTTACCGCCTGACCTTCCGTCATGGCTACACCACCGTCGTTCGGGCCTACTGCGACGGGGCCGGTGCTTGGACGCGTTGTGACTGGTATGGCATGAGCTACTTGGCACAGCGATCGTCTGGCCTCCGAGCTTTTTGTTGCGACAGCGATTTCATCATTCCGGTCGACCAGCCGTGGCCAAGGGTTTACGAGCGTCCGTTGGTGCTCGCGACCGGCAAGCTCCCATCCTGGGTTCCGGGCAAGGGCAGGTTGTTCGCTGCTGCGAGCGACATCGCACGCTCGTTGGCCCCCAAACTGGAAGTCGCACTCGAGAACATCTCTGCAGAGGGGGCCTCGTCATGATCGACGCCGTTGGCTCGGCGCTTCGCCTCAAGCGCGTCTATGAACTCTATCTTCAGTCCGCCTTCCCACTTTCAAGCCCACTGCTTGCTGCTGAGCGAGCACGCTTGCTCCAGGGACGCCTATCAGTATCGCGGCCGCTGCTGCTGGAACCGACGCCGGTCTACGAGTCGTCGGGCCTTACGCTTGCCCAGGCAAGTGCACGTTTGGGTGCGGGCATGCAGGACCTTGCGGGTTTGGCCAGCCCGATCTTTGGGGAGGGTCGGACGCTTTATCGTCACCAGTGGCAATCGCTCGAAGCCGTAATCCTCCAGCGCAAGGACATCGTCGTCACGACCGGCACGGGCTCGGGCAAGACGGAGTGCTTCCTTCTGCCACTGCTGGCGACCATCGCCGCGGAGAGCCGCCAGTGGCGGGCGAGCACTCCTGAGGCAGCGCCGCGGCGATGGTTTGATTCAGCCGGTGTCTGGGAGCAACAGTGGGGACGGACGGGACGGGCTGCTGCCGACCAACATGCAGTCCGTGGGATGATCCTCTATCCACTAAATGCTCTGGTCGAAGACCAGTTGCGTCGGCTCCGCCAGTGTCTCGAAGCACCGACTACTCGACGCTGGCTCGACACGGCGCGGGGCGGCAACCGGGTGACATTCGGTCGCTACACCGGCCTCACACCAGTTGCTGGTCCACGCCCCGACCGCGTCGGCGATGCAAGTCAGGCCAGAAAACTCTCTGACAAGCTCAGGCCGCGGCTGCGAAGCATGGCTGCCGCGAGCGATCAACTCGACCAGCTGCTATCCCAGGATGACGATCGCGCTCGGCGTGGAGAGGCGCGCAAGCTCGATCCCGAGCTAAGGTACTTCATGCAGGACGCCGCAGGAGCGGAGCTTTGGTCTCGCTGGGACATGCAGGCGACGCCGCCGGACGTGCTTATCACAAACTACTCGATGCTGAATATTGCTCTCATGCGATCAGCAGAGAACGATATGTGGGATGCGACGCGGATGTGGATTGAGCGATCGCCAGACCATACGTTCTTTCTCGTAGTGGACGAGCTTCATGCATATCGCGGTTCGGCGGGAACAGAAGTGGCGTATGTGATTCGTCTGCTCCTTGAGCGGCTCGGGCTTACGCGGCGGCCGGACCAGCTTCGGATCGTGGCCACCTCGGCAAGCCTTGGAACGGAAGATGAGTCCCACAGATTCCTGGAGCACTTCTTCGGTCGCGATCCGGATCGATTCGCCGCTCCAATATCTGCTGATCAAACTTCGCCGCGGCGCGAAGGACTATCGAGAGTGCGTCATGCCGCAGAAGCTCTCGCCACTTTTGCTGACCGGGTACAGGCGGATCCATTGGCGACCCTTGAGCCGCCTGAGGTTCAATCCGATGAACTCACTCGCGCCGCAGAGCAGCTCGCGGTGGAGTTAACCGGCGCATCACCGGAACCTGGAAGTGCCAAGCTCCGTCTAGGTCGCTCGCTCTGTAGCATCGGCGCCCACGAAGCACTCCGTGCGGCCTGCGACGAACACTTCGAGACTCCCGGCACGCTTTCAAATGTTCGCGCCACCGACGTGCTCCGCGTGGACGACAGGATCTTTGGCACAGACGCGCAGCGGCTCCGTCGAGATGGAGCCGATCGCGATGAGCCAAGTCGATCGCTTCGTGGACTACTGCTTGCGCTTGCGGTCGCGGAAGATCCCTCCAACCCCGGTCGATCATTGCAGCCGGTCCGTGGTCACATCTTCTTCGACAACCTCAGCAACCTTTGGGCGTGTACCAATGCGGCGTGCCCAGGCGTACCTCAAGAGTTCCGGGGACCCGAGCGTCCCCGGGTCGGAAAGCTGCTCGGTGCGCCGTCACTGGCCTGTCCGGACTGCGGGAGCCGCGTGTTGGAGGTCGTTGTCTGTGAAGTGTGCGGTGATGTGCTCCTCGGCGGCCACCGACGCAAGACGCAAGTCAATGGTGCCGACCGGGACTTCCTTACTGCGGACGAACCCGACTTGGAAGGACTTCCTGACCGTGCGGCACAGCAGCAAACTCACGCCCGATATTGGTTGCTGTGGCCAAGCGATCAGACCCCGCTCGATACCGGCTGGACAAATCAGGGTGTTGCGTGCAGTTGGCGACAGGTGAATTTCGATCAACGGAGCGGCTACGTGCACCACACAGCCGGCACCCGTGGGGCCAATGCCTGGCTCTGGCAGGCGACCCGGGGCGGACAGGTCGCTCTCGCGGCACAAGCCCTCCCGCACAAGTGTCCTCGTTGCGATGCGGACTTCCGCAAACGCCAGCACGGGCTGAAGAGTCCGCTACGCAACCATCGAACGGGCTTCAGCAAGGCAGCGCAGGTGATTGCAGGGGCATTGCTCCGTGAACTGCCAGCTCAGATCGCCAGCAAGAGTGCTCGGAAGCTGGTTGTGTTCTCTGACAGCCGCGGCGATGCAGCGAAACTCTCGGCGGGCATCGAGCAAGACCACTTCCGCGATGTTGTGCGAGGGGAACTCGTGCGCGGCACGCGGCAGCTCCGGACCGTACTCGAGTCCTTCGTCCGGTTTGAGTGTCGCGAGGAAGAGCCTCGGCGATCACTTGTAAAGGCAGCGAATCCAGCCTTTGCAACTGCCCTGGATCTGCCGCGATCGGATGCTGACCGTCCGTTTCGAGACCTGTTTCGCGAACGGTTCCAGGTTGCGGCAAACCAGCTAAGGGATTGGCTCGACGGTGACGCCTCAGATCCAGGCACTGAAGGTGGCGTTCTGTTGCGCAATTATCCGACTCGGTTCCCGATCAACATGCTCTGCGAGATCCTGTGGCAGCGTCTGTTGGCAATGGGAATCTGTCCCGGCGGTTGCGGCAGCGACGTTCTGTCATGGCGCGACGCACAGTCCAGACGGGACTATTCGTGGCCCGAGTGTTTCGATTGGTCGGGCCCGCGTGCAAGGGAGCGTTGGGGCCAGAATAGTGGCCTGTTCGATGCGCATCTGACGAGAATGCGACGGGGTCTCATGGCCGAGATCATGTACGTGCTCTTTCCCCACCGCGCCCGCACGTTTGAGGGGTTGGGGCTCGGCCGTGTGACTATCGCGTCGATCGCAGGGCAGAGTGCCGAGCATCTGGGTTGTGCCGAATCGGTGATCCGGCGTCTCGCTCTCCGCCGCAACTACGTTGGCGCTGCGTACTTTGAGCAGGGCAACGCCGCACCCGGGCTGCCCAGCGGACCAAAGTCCTGGGCCACCGCGTACATGAATGACGCTGCGCAATGCGCTGCCGTCGAGGCTCTTCTGCTGCAATCGCAGGTGCTAGTCCCCGGCGATGCGCTTCCAACAGAGAAGAAGCCCGGTCTCGACCCGGAAAAGCTGATGCTTGATCTGACGCCGCCGACGGACGGTATCGTCAACCGGTGCAGCCAATGCAGGTCTGGCTATTTCGCTCGCGGGAATGGTCGCTGTGTGGAGTGCGGAGGCCGGCTGCAGGCGGAGCCAGCTCGCAACGGTCCATCAGCCAGCGACTATTTCGCATATCTTGCGGACGACCGTCGCCAAGCATTTCGACTCCACGCTGAGGAGCTCAGTGGCCAAACAGACCAGGAAGACAAGCCCGACCGCCAACGCCGGTTTCAGGACGTGTTTGTTCCGGGTGAACTGCCTCAGGTTGACGGAATCGACCTACTTAGCGTGACCACCACGATGGAGGCGGGAGTTGACATCGGCGCACTCTTGTCGGTCATGCTCGCAAACATGCCGCCTGAGCGGTTCAACTACCAGCAGCGTGTGGGCAGAGCAGGCAGGCGTGGTGCTGGAGTCTCGCTCGCGGTTACGCTCTGCCGAGGCCGCTCGCACGACGCATACTACTTTGAGCACGCGGAGAAGATAACGGGCGACAGGCCGCCGCCTCCCTTCATCGATCCCACCAATCGCGCCATTTTCCGTCGCGTTCTGACGGAAGAGTGCCTTCGACAGGCTTTCCGGGCAGCGCGCGCCGGCCAACCTCCTGTCGCTGGCGAGAGTGTTCACGGTGAGTTTGGTGACGCGGCGGACTGGACCGGCGAGAGAGCAGACCTCATCGCCTGGATGGCTGGACACGGAGCCGCACTGCGGTCGGCTGCCGAGGTGCTTGCTGCGAGGATGCGGCTCACCCTGCCGACCGAGTTGTCTTCATTCCTTGATTCCGAAGTCAGCTGGGTTCAAAGCCAATTGCCGCCTGCCATTGACGGGTTTGTCGCGGATCCGACCTTGACTCAGGAAGCCTTGAGTGAGCGGTTGGCGCACGCAGGCGTGCTACCCATGTTCGGATTTCCAACCAGGATTCGGCTGCTACATACCCAACTGCCCACTCGCGCGATGCCGTGGCCACCGGAGCACGGAACTGTCGATCGGGCACTGGACATCGCGATTGGGCAGTTTGCACCCGGAAGCGAAACCGTCAAAGACAAGCGGGTACACACTGCCGCTGGCGTTGTTCGACTCGTGCCGGTCGGAGATCAGCTAATGGCCAAGCCCGGCTTTGTGCCGGCTATCGGCGAGCCAAACGTCACGATCGGTCGCTGTGCGGCCTGCCAACACTTGGGCTACGGACCCACAAGAGTGGATCCTCCCGCTTCCGGCTCGCCGCCCGCGAAGTCGAACTGCCCCGTTTGTGGTGAGCAGGAGTTCCAGTTCATTGATGCCCGTGAGCCCACCGGCTTCTTCTCGAACTTCTCACCGCGCGACTACGACGGTCTTTTCGAGTTCTTTCCCCGAGCGACCAAGCCGTCGCTCTCGTTGAGTGTTGTCCCACAAACGACGAGGATCCCGGGCACCCACGCTGACGTGGCCGTAGTGAGCGACCGCATTGTCACGCTCAACGACAATGGTGGCGCGGGTGGCTTTGATTTTCAGCCCTCCACACTTCTGCGCTGGCAGAACCCCGTACAGCAGGACGGCAGAGCTGCTTGGGCGGTGTTCGATGACACAACCAGCAACGACTCGGGGTTCCACAACTTCGGGCAACAGATCGGCCCCGGCCACAGGCTGGCCCTGCTCGACCGTCGGCGCACTGACGTGCTTCTCGTCGACATAGGGGCTTGGCCGGAGGGTGTGCTCGCAGATCCGCGAAGGCCCGAGGGGCGCGCGGCTTGGTACTCCCTCGCCTTCCTGTTACGCAAGGCGGCCGCCATCCTGCTGGACATTCGCTCGAGTGAGATCGACGTGGGTATCCGGACATATGGCCAGCCGGGCGCCGTCCGCGCGCAGGCCTTTTTGTGCGACTGCCTCGAGAACGGTGCCGGCTACTGCTCCCGCCTCGGCGAGCCGCAGCAGTTTCAGGCCCTCTTGCAGTGCGCGTTCGAGATGGCAATGGGCTCTCCGGCCGGCGGGCCGGCGTGGGTCTCCTCTGAGCACGCTGGCGGGTGCGGTGCATCGTGCCCCCGATGCCTTCGGGAGTATGGCAATCTTCCGTACCACGGACTGTTGGACTGGCGGATGGGCTTCGACATGCTCCGCATTTTGCGCGACGGCGCTGCCACAACGGTTGATCTGAGGACGCCCATCCGTGAAGGACTCGAAAACCCTTGGTTGCGCCTGGTCGAGGGAGGTGGTGACGTGTTGGCCGGCCCCGCACGGGCTTTCGGGTTCACTCCTTCGGACGAGGGCAGCGGAAGGCGGTTTGTGAAGGATGGAGTGATCCTCATTGAGTCGCACCCACTCTGGATCGAGTCGCACCCGGTGCTGCAAGCAGCTAGATCTTCGTACGGGCCGGGCGTTCGCTCGGTAAATCCGTACCGGGTCGGCCGGCGTCCCGGAGACATCGCGGCGCAGTGAAAGGAACAGGCGAGCATCCATGGGCGTCTCGATCTTTGGCGACACCTCCAGCGACAACTACAAGGCCGCGCTCGCTCTTCGTCCGGCGCTTGAAGAGTTGATCGGAGAACGCGGAGACGTCCGCATTGTGGTGGGCGCATTTACGCCCGGCTGCCAGGTCCAGGACACCGACTTGCTGGTCCTCGGGGTCTGCACGGGCGTGGTCCCCATTCCAGAAGAACTGCTCGCCGAGGAACTGCGCAGTCGGCCGGCGCGGTTGTCCAACTTCGCCATCGCGATCGAGGTCAAAGGCCACCCTCCAGAGGCCATCCGGTTTGAGGGCAATCAAGTACTTGTCCGTTACATCAATCGAGCGAACGGGCAGGTGGAGTGGCACGGTGCCACAGACCAGACTCTCAAGCAGGTGCACTCTCTCAAGACGTATGTCGAGCGCCAGGGCTTTCGGTCGCCCTTCTGGCTTTCGGCCCTGTGGTTGAGGAACGTCCCAGCTCGAGCATTGCCCAAGGTTCAAAGCAATATCCTGGGCGCTGACGTGACCGCCAAGGACTTCCTGCGGGCAATCGTCAACCAGCGGCACGAGGACATCAAACGGGACCTGCACAAGCCCTGGCAAAACTCATTTGTTCGCTGTGGTCGCGATGATGCCGCGACCGAGGTGAAGAACGCGATTGACATCTTCACACGACGTATCGAGGCGTCGCCTCTAGACCGTCAGAAGATCGAGCGCATTACCAAGCGCACCGTCGAACCCGAGCTTCCAGAATACATGAAGAAGCTGGGAAGCCAGCTCTTGATCTTCCGCGGGCGAGGTGGATCGGGGAAGACCGTGCGACTTCTGCAGCTCGCCAACCGTCTGAGAGAAGACCGCGGCGCGCGAGTCCTGTTCCTCACGTACAACCGCGCTCTCGCATCGGACTTGCGCCGTCTAATGCACCTCATGGGAATTCGCGAGAATCTCGACGACCCTACGGTCAGCATTCGTACCAGCGAGAGATTCTTTTGGGAGTTGATGTCCGCCTGGGGCGAAGCTCCGCCCATCCAAGAGGGTGAGCCGTTCCCCGCAGAGGAGTTTCAAGCGAAGAAGCTGGTACTTCGAGAGCTATTTGCGGGCGAATCCAGAGAGACGCTTCAGCAGGAGGAGGCTTGGAAGGCTCATCCGTCGTTGTTCAACTGGGACTTCGTGCTCATTGACGAGGCACAGGATTGGCCGACAGAAGAGCGGGACATTCTGGGTGCACTGTTCGGACCCAACCGGATCATTGTCGCGGATGGAGTTGACCAGCTCGTGCGACGCGACGGGCGGTGTGATTGGACGTTGCTCGCCCCGACCGAATCCCGGCAGATTGTTCCGCTACGCAAGTCGCTACGTCTCAAGGCAAATATCTGCGCGTTTGTTGAGGCGTTCGTTGCTGCTTCCCACCTTGAGTGGGATATGGCGATAAACGATGAGGTACTCGGTGGCCGCGTGATTGTGGTGGTGGGACCGTACACCCAACAAGTGCACAGCAGGATCATGGGCGAGCATCAGGCTGCCGGCAATCGGCAGGTCGATGCACTGTTCTGTGTGACGGGAAGCTCTGGCTCCACAAGTACAGGCATCGGAGCAACCCTTCAGCAATGGGGCGAGCAGGTGTGGGACGGCTCGATCGCCGCCAACAGGGACACGTTTCCTGAGAATGTGCAACAGTTTCGAATCGTTAAGTACGAATCGTGCCGCGGGCTGGAGGGGTGGACTGTTGTCTGCCTTGACTTTGACCGTCTGCTGCAGCGACAGCTTGAGGAGGGGCTGCGGCGACCGAAGGATTTGTTCGAGACTCAGCAGGAGGTTGCCGACCGGTTTTCCGCGCGATGGGGCATGATTCCGATGACTCGCGCGATTGACACCCTGGTGCTTCAAGTGTCTCCGCATAGCAACGCCGCTGGTGTGCTCACGGCCATCGCGAAGGGCCGAGACTACGTTGAGGTCATTGGCGGGCATGGGCCAAGGTATTCATCAACCACTCGCGACGCATCGGAGATCTGAGACAACACCGCCGATAGAAATCTCCGCAAGGGTTGCTCTTGGTCCACTGCCCGCGCAGGACTCAATGGGAACATCCCTACGCTCGGCAACTTTGCGCCTGCGATGGATGCACCTCGGACAAACAGAGCCTCGCCTCCACCTAGCGAAGGGAACAGCGCATACGCGCCTCGAGTCGAGAGAATCGCATCACGGTACGCGTGCATCTTGTACAAGTCGGCCCGCTTGTAGGTCTCTTCGATCTTTATGCACGACTCGGGCCCACCCGAGGACTCCTGCGTCGCGCTTACTAATGCCGCCACATCGATCTCTCGCCGGTACTTTGCGTCGAAGTGAAGCCAGTGCCGTGCACCAATCGTACCCGCCTGAATGCGTTCCACACAAAGGCTGATGTCGGGCCGCAAGCCAACGGAGTAAGACCTTCCCTCAACTGCGCCGGCGACACCTGCAAAGTGCCGATTGAAGTACAGCTCCACTTGGAATGGAGCCTTCCCTGCGATTGCCAACCGAAACACAGTCTTGCTTTGCTTGCCGCGCACCAGTTGAAGGCTAAGGCCATTCATTGAGCGTACAAGGAGACTGTCCAGGGGCTCGATCGTCGCTCCGCAGATCGACGCCACAAGTCTCCGAATCACCAGGAAGCACCAATATTCATACAGAACGTCAATCGGCCGCATGTCGCCCAAGATGCTATCCGCGTCATTTGTGGTTGGAAGCCACGGCAATCTAAGTCCAAGGTGTAAGCGCATGTCTGCGTCAAAGACACGTCGATAGTCGGATCGACGTTGCAGTACTTGCGAGTTTGTCGGCATCTGCCTAAAAGGGCCCACCTCCCTCCACAGGGGGCGCGACAACCATTCTCGCATGCGATCCACATGACTAACAAGCTCGCGCATGGCTGTTAGGCTGCCTGCCTCGCGAAGCTGGCCAACACAGATGTCCGCTCGCCTCACAATATCCTGCAGAAGTGCCTTAACGTATCGATTCTCTTGCGTGTCCCTCGACACCGAGCGGCTGCGACCGTGATACCTGAGCGGCACTGGGAGACAGACCGGCCTACTCGCACTGAAACTGACATCTGGAAGATACTCAGCCGCACGGGACATCGCCGCCACATCGGGATGTCGGAATTCCCACACAAACGCTTCCTTGCGGTCTTCAACTATGCGCTCATGCGGCCGCCTGAGAATCGACTCGATCGCATCAGGCAGTTCTCGGGAAGCGAGGAGAGAACGCAAGTGAAACAAAAATGCGAGTGGCGATGCGCTCAGCTCGCCGGACGTCGCAAGCGGTATTCCCGTGGGAGTTCCCACAGTCAAGAGCAGCTCGACAACCTCGTGCCCCACCTGCTCAAGCAATGCTCGAAAGTCGTCTACATATCCGATCTTAGTACAGATGACTTCGACCGGAACGCACGCTCCGTCTGGCAGCTCCAAGTGCGCCACGCCTACGAATGACCCGAAGTTTAAGGCGCCACCGACTCGAAGAAACTCGCCGTCAACCATCCACCGACGAGGTGCCTGCGTTCGATAAACGCCATTGAACCGAGCAGGCAACGGCCACGACGGATTGGCCTGCCACGCAGTCGTGGCCTCTGGAAGACTCGCGCGAATACGAAAGTCTAACGTGTAGTCGGTCTGTTCGCGAAGCCGCACTGGCTCGAAGAGGCTCGATGGCTGCCCCTGATCGACAGACAGTGCCGGAATACCCGCAATACTGAGCTGATCGGGCAGGCGTTCGATCCAACCCGTGATCGAATGAGATAGTGCCGACAGCGGATGAGCCGGGCCCTCATCACCCGAGGCCCACTCGATGTCAAGAGACGTGCCGTTGGGCCAGCCAAATCGCACACGATGAAGGCACGTGACTGCGGTCACTCTATAAACCCCGCGTATCCGGTGGTTTCAACACGCCACAGCATGCGAGACAGCTTCTTGATACAGAGAGGAAGAGCGGTAGGCGAACCGAAGGTGAGCTTGAGCGATTCGTCTACGCCCACCTCATTGCCACCAGCCATCTGATATGCCGCGCGAGGTTCCGTGATGGCCGTTCCGCCAGAAAAGAAGGCTATTGTGGCAGTGAGGGGCCCGGTCAACTGAAGCCGGTTGCCGTGGAGCTTTGGCAACACTTTCTGCAGAATCGCCCGGTCTATCCAATGGTGCCAGGCGGCTTGAATCTGCTCTGGAGTCCACTCTGCGATCACCGCCAGTCGAAGGCACGTTGCGACGTAGTCAAAGCACTCGCGAACCACTCTATATCCCAAGCCGAAGCCGATCGGACCAAGCAGAACATGCGATCCTTCGAGCGCGCACTTCAAAGCATTCTTGATGGCATCGAGTACCGCTGGATCTAGTCCAGAATCCGTATGAACTGACTCCAGCAGATCCACCGCGCCGTCTGTCCGCTCCGACTCGTCTCGCCGCTCGATTGACCACTGGAGCAGTTCCAGCGCGGCGGATGCCGAAACCAACTCCTCGGCGGATCCTGTTCCTGTCACAAACTCGAGCGGCGATATCGAAGCCACCTCGATTACATGGGCACGGTCCAGCACCTTGGGCGAAAACATGTAGGTAGTTTCGTCCACATTCACTGTGCCAACGATGAACAGATTGCCCGGAATGCCAATCCCGGCCCCCTGTGCGGCTTGGATTGAGGCGGCCTTTGCTTCAAGAGAGTTCGGATTCTCACGCTGCAACACCGAAGCGATTAACTGGGTATCGGCTGCTGGAATCAGCGGGATAGTGCTCGCCCTCGACGTGCTTCGCGCCGCTTCGAGAAGGGAAAGTACTGGACTGAAGTAGCGCTCGACGTGCGAGAGGTTCATCTCGTCCAGAATCAGAAAGTGTGGAATCCGCTCACTGTCCGGGTGACTCGCTCGCAAAACAAGGCGCAGCGCGGGCGTGATCTCGTAGGTGTCTGCCAGGGCGCTTTGGCCAGCCTCATTTATCGTACGACCGAATGGATGGCGATACCCAAGGAGAGGACGGGAGTCGTTCCAGTCCGCGGCAACTGGGATCAACTCGACCGGTTGGGCGGCTCCAGCGGTAACTGCCGCGCTGAGCCGGATTGCTCCGCGGGTTTTTCCAGTGCCCGAGAGGCCCGTCAGAATTATGAACTCTTTGGCGGCAAGGGAGACGGCGAGATCCCATGACACCTTGCCAGCAGTCTCGGTCACGGGAGTTGCTTCGACGCTACCTAGGGTAAGGTACGAGATCGGCGACGCGACGGAGTCGGAGGTAAGCACTTCGGGATAGACCGACGCGTCCAGAGCGTTAGCATCAACAAAGAGGAGTGCTACTTCTTCTTTGGTGAGGTGCAGGGCATCCACGAATGCGCGTACCATGCCACCGAGAATGCTGTTCCGATCCTTCGATGCTGCGAGCGCAGAGATGTCGGATGCACGGAAGAACCAGATCGCCGCATCGGAGAGTCGCGGGAGTTCATCACTCGGTGACTGTGCCTTGAGCAGGACGGACTTAGCGTGCTGTAGATAGTCGCGACGAAACGTAACGGATCTCGGGCGCTCGTCGTGCACTTCCACCAGGGCTTGCCACGGACGCGACTTGCTCACGGTGTCAGCCGGTCCGTTCGAAGTGAACTTGGCGGAACGGAACGGTCCTTTGCTGTGCTTAGCCGTACCGAACACATTTATGAATGGTGGCAGATTCCATGAGGCGTCGAGAGCGGCGCCCAATGGTTCATTGCACGAAGTCAATTGCTCAATCGCCTGCATGAATGGCTGGTTTCGTTCCGAGAGAACCACCTTCGGTGACTTGCTGAGCACCGAAGCGCGCTTGAGCACGAGGAAATCATGCATTCCCGTCTGCGCGAGCGAGTCGCCGAGCCGACGAACCGCGATTCTGATAGTGTCCGCATTGAGAAACGTGCCCATGGTCAATTGTCTCCAGTCGCATCACTTCTCAGAGAGCGGCAGCAGAATCGGTGGGTCCTTTTGGCAGGCTGCGGCCATCGCCTTACAGTATTCCGGCTTTATGTCGATGCCGATCGCGCGGAAGCCGAGCCTGCGGGCATGCAAGACCGTTGTACCGCTTCCAGCGAACGGGTCCAATACCACGCCATTCGGCGGAGTTGTCGCACGGATCGGTAGGTCAACCAAGTCGGCAGAGAACGCAGCAGGATGTCCGTTACTACCTTTGGACGGCGGAACCACCCAAACGTCCAACGGTGGCAAGGGCGATTTGCCTGGGTTTGGCCGACCGACTCTATCGCGACGGTAGTAATAGAACCGTTGGGTCACGAAGTGAAAAACATACTCGTGCCCCATCGAGCAGCGATCTCTTACTTGGTCTGGGACCGGATTGGGTTTGACCCACACATTGTCGTTGCGGAGGATCCAGTCAGCTTCCTGCATGGCGATTGCGAAACGATGTGGGATGAGTAGGAGTTGCTTCGGCCTGCACCAAATCCCATCGCCCTTGCGGTCCTGGGGTCGAAGTCCGAATCGCCTCGCTGCCTGTTTGGCCTCTCCACTGCGGTGCTCGCCTCGACCACTCCAGTACGTATCGCCAAGATTGACCCACAGGCTACTGGTCTCCTTGAAGACCTCGCGGCACTTTCGGAAGACTGACACCAGACGGGACAGGTACTCTGACGGGTGCAACTCCAAACCGATTTGCCCATCGACGCCGTAGTCCCGCTGGCCGTAGAAGGGCGGTGAAGTGACGGTGGTATCCACGGTCACACCTGCGGAGACCAGCCAGCCAATCGCTTTCGCTGCATCCGCACAGAAGATGAGAGTCCGGTCGTCGCTGTAGAATGCGTGCCGGCGCAACTCGCGGTTCATGAATGCCGAGTCTGGCGTGGCAACTGGGTTCAGTGCCACGGTCGGCCATCGGGGGCCAACAGTGCCAGTCTGGGATGACTTGGGTGTCTTTGCTCGCGGTTTCTTGGTTGCCGGGGGTGTCATGCGGGAGATGCTCGCTGGCCATTGTACTACCAACCCGATCAGCATGCGAACATGCCTGCCGCCGAGTGGATAGGATTGAAGGGTAGAGCGCTTGAGCGAGGCCCGTGGGAGTCGTTTGCCCTCCGCACCACGAGCCTGCTTTTCACTAGACTTGGATCTGTGCCAGCCACAGGCGCATCAGCAGCGATCACCAGGGGGTGCTATTCGCTGAGACTTTGCGGATTCTCAGAGAGTGCGTTGGCGTCCCACGCGCTCGCGTACCGCCATCGATTGGCCTCAACCCAAGTCCCGGCAAACAGGTGCGCGCCCAGAAGGAACCTCGCTGCGTCGGGATTGGACTTCGACTCTCCGACCGTCGGGTGGAAGTACGTCGGCGGATAGAGCACCACGTCGTCGTACTGGGTGACCACCCGCGCGATCAGGCCCGGCCCCGCCTGATCACCGACGTACCGGCGCTCGAAGAACGACTCTTCGATCATCGCCACCGCGTGCCACATCGCCGGGTGGGTGGGCGGGAACCCCATCGCCGCGTTGGACACGATGTCGAGTTGCTCGCAGGCAGCCCACGCTCGTACTTCGGGCGGACACATCTCGTCGAGCGGGCGGATCGGCTTCACGTCGGTGTCGAGATAGACCCCTCCGAACCGGGCCAGTACCTCCAGCCGCAGGATGTCCGACCGCATCACGCAGCCGGGCGTGCCGCCGACGTTGCCGCAGGCGTCCCAGGCGTTGCGGTTGAGGATCGGCGGCAGGTTGCCGTCGGTCCACAGCCGCATCTCCCAGTGCGGGTTCATCTCGGCAAAGCGCCGCCGCCAGCGCCGCTGATTGAGCGGCATTTCGCCCTTGCCCAGCCAGATCTGGTGCAGGACCCGCGGGATTGAGGTGGTGCGTGCGGCCGTGCTCACGCCACCACCTCCGCAGCCTTCGCCTGCACGAAGGCGAACGCGCCGCCGTGGGCCTTGGCGGCGTCCTCGCCCTGCTCGAAGATCGCCCAGTGGAACGGCACCACGTCGCGGAAGTGCCCGTGGTCGCGGACCACGCGGGTGAGGAAGCCCGGCCCGCTCTGGTCCCACACACCGCGATAGACCAGCACTGAGTGCGGCAGATCGCGGATCGCGTGCCAGAGCATCGGATGATTCCGCGTCGCGCCGAGCACCGACGGCGAGAGCATGTGCGGCCTGCTCGCGCCGTGGCTGGCGATCGTGGAACAGAACGCGCCAACCCCGGCGACGAGTTCGTCGAGCGGGCGCAGCGGCAGTCGGTCCGGATCGACGAAGACGCCGCCCTCGCGGGCCAGCACTTCGTAGCGGAGCAGGTTCAGCCGTGCGGCGGACGCCGCGGGCTCGGCGAGCCCGAAGGTCTGCTGCCACTGGTCGTAGTTCAGGATCGGCGGCTTGGTGTCTAGCGTGAGCGTCACCACATCCCACTCGGGGTGCATGGTTTGCCACGCGTGCCGCCACGCCGTGAGCCGCTGCTTGTCGGGAGTCTCAATGAGGTCCGCCGTGTAGATGACCTTCGGAATCACGCCTTTGCCTCCTCTTCGATGCCGCTGCTGAGACTGCCCAAACCGCTCTGCTGCCACTTCGCCGGAGGCACACCCTCCATGCCACCCTCGATGAAGGACGATGCGCCCTCGCCCAGCGCCACTGACTGCTGGACGCTGCCGGAGCCCGATCCGGAGCCGGGCGGGCCGGAGCCGCTGTCGCTGCCGCTCGATGAGCCTGACGAACTGCCGGAACTCGACCCAGAACTGGACCCCGAGCTCGACATGGACGAGCCGCTGGACTTTCCGCTGCCGGAGCCGCTCCCGCTCGACGACCCGGACCCGGAGCCTGAACTCGACCCCGAACCCGACGACGATCCGGACCCGCTCTGCTGGGTGGCGGGCATGTCGTTGTGAATCCACACGCCGCCCGCCAGGAACACGTTGAGTCCGGGCACATGCACGGCCACTGTCGTCACGCGCTCGCCCGACCGATCAACTGACGCGACGAGTTCCTCGCTCAGGCCCTGGCGCACGAGCGCATCGCCGACCTGCACGAACTCCGCCGACGCGAAGCCGATCTCCTCGTTGCGCTTCAGCAGCACCGGGTGCTCGGGCGTCAGGCGTAGGCGGCCGTTGATGGTGACGAACCCGTCGTGCGATCCGATCTTCACGCTGCCGACGGTGCCCGTGACGGGCGTGAGCGCCGCCTCCGCCCACGGACGGAGCCACTGGTACTGGGCTCGCCACGGCACGTCGCGGTCCAGGCCCGCCACGTCGAGCGCCGCGACACGGTCGCCCGGTTGGAGCGCCTCGACGGGCTTAGTCGATCCGTCGGCCAGCATCACGGGTGTGCCCGCGAGCACGCAGTTGGAGCCGGGACCTGAGCCGCCGGGACCGCTGCCGCCCGGGCCAGAACCACCCGGCCCCGAGCCGCCAGGCCCGGATCCGCCCGGACCCGACCCACCGGGGCCGCTGCCGCCGCCGCTGGATCCGCCGCCGCCCGACGACCCGCCACCGGACGAACCGCCGCCCGATGAACCACCGGACGACCCACCCGACGACATGCCCGAGGACATACCGGAACTGCCACCGGTGGACATGCCCGACGACGCCCCCGAACTCGCACCCGAGGACATGCCACTCGACGCCCCCGAGGAACTCCCGCCACCGGAACTGCTCATGCCCGACGAGCCCGTGCTCGACGGGGTCTGCGAACTCGTCGGCGTCTGCGACGAGTCGGTGGTCATCCCGCTGGATGACATCGGCCCGCTGCTCGACGGCGTGTGCGTCGTCCCCGGCGTGTTGCTCGTGAACGCGCCGGTGGTGTAGAACGTGAGCGTGGGCGTGCCGCCCGGGCCGGTCGTGTAGATCACATCGCCCGTCGTCGAGTAGCTCGGCGGCATGCTCGGCGTGCTGGTCGGGGTCGAGTACGTGCTCTCGGGTGTCGAGCCCGACGGCGTCGAGTAGTTGCTCGACCCGCCGCCCTGGGGAGCGCGTCCCGTCGCCCAGACGGGGATGTAGAGGTAGTACCGCGTGGGGCCGTCGCTCATCGTGCGGCCTCCTGTGGCGGGGCGCTCGCCTTGGGATTGGGCTCGTACCACCCGTCGGTGCGGATCGGCTTGCCGCACTCGGAAGCGGCTGCCTTCACCGCGTCCTCAAAGGCCATCTTCTCGAAGACCTCCAGGGCGCTTCCGGGCGAGCAGTTGACCACGCGGAAGCGGTGCTTCTCGAAGTGGGGCTTGAGCGCCTCGAACCGGCGCGACAGCGAGTCATACAGCACGTTGTTGTGCCGGATCGCGTTGGTCGCGCGGTGCTCGTCGAAGGCGTACTTGCGCTCCGCGTCCATCTTGAAGTCGCAGCCGAGCAGGTACACCGTCGAGAAGCCGAGGTAGTAAAGCAGCCGGAGGGCGACGAGCATGACCGAGCGCTTGCCGGTGATGCCCAGCGAGTCGGGGTTCTTCGCGTCGTTGCCCCATGAGACCGTGTCTCCCGTGAGGAATCGCTCGTGGTCGAAGTGATCGCTGCGCCGGAAGAACAGCACGCCGGGCATCTGGTGGACCTTGAAGGCGCTGTTGCGGAGCGTGCCGTCGGGGTTCATCACCTTCAGCCGCTTTTCCCACATGCACGTGGGCACGAACTTCAGGATGCCCGGGTCCTTCCAGCCCACATCGATGAAGCGCCCGGGGTCATCAACGCAGGTCCAGAGCGTCGGACGCCGCACGGACCATGCGTTGTTGACGGCCATCGTGACGATGCCGCGGGCGTCCAGCAGCGACAGGTCGATCTGCTTGAGCGACGGACCGGAGAGCATCAGGAACGCGGACCGGCCCCGGTAGAACCCGCTCAGCGACACCGACTCGAACGTCGGCGGGGCGGTGTAGAGGCGCAGGCCATCACGGGCGGGCTTGCGCGCCTTGAGCCCGGACTGAAGCGCCGCGATGTCGGACTGGTTCTCACGCACCGCAGCACCCCCCATCACTTTTGAACCGCCCGACGATGTAGCGGGACCCCGCCCTGGGCTTGCTCGCGACGCCGACGCGGGCGATGCGGTCGAGCCACCAGTCCCGCGGACGCACCGTCGGGTGCAGACCTTCTCCGGCGACGGTGGTCGTGCTCGGCCGCGTGCAGATCGAGAGGATGAACCGTCCGCGCGGCACCGCGACGCGGCGCATCTCCGCGAGCGTCAGGTCAACATCCTCGGGCAGGAGGTGCTCGAGAGCGTCGAAGCTCGTCACCACGTCGGCGATGCCCGCCTGGAGGGTGGTCGCGTGCATGGGGCGCACGAGGTCCGCCTCGGGGAAGGCAAAGTCGACGCCCAGCCCGTCGATGCCGAGGCGCCGCAGCTCGCGGACAAGGTCGTTGCGGCCGCAGCCGAAGTCCACCACGAACCTCGGCTTGCTCTCCTGGATGAGCGGGATCGCCGCCTGGCCGTGGTTGGACGAGCCGTACTTCGAGCCGGGCTTGTTCGCCAGCGCCAGGTACTTGGCCCGTTCCTTGGCACGCTTGGCATCCAGCGGCGTTGCCTGTGCCGGTGTGGTCGTTGTCATTCAGCACCTCCGATGTAGAGGTTGAACTTGCGGTCCTCGTCGGCGGGGTCGGCGATCTCGATCAAGCTCATCGCCACGAAGACCCACACCGGCTTGCCCCGGCTGTTGCGCTCGCAAGTCATCTGCACGCACACGCCTTCGGGGATCGGCACGAGCTTGGGCTTGAGCGATCGCGCGGGCGGGCACTTGGGGAGCACGCCCGGGAGCTCGCACACCGGGCCCAGCCCCAGCAGGCCGCCGAACCCCGAGCCGGGCTCGGAGTCGTTCATGTGGTGGGCCTCGAGGCGGTTGATCGCCAGGCGCGTGGGGTCCTCGCCGCCGCTGGGGGCCTGCGAGGTCAGGCCGTTCTCGACCGGCACGTAGCGCAGGTAGTCCGGGCTGCCCGGGTTGCCGTCGATCTGAGCCTCGACCCACGGGTAGCGCCAGCGGTTGCGCTCGGTGGGGATCGGCTGGGCCGCGCCGAGGATCGCGGTAATGCGTCCCGGCGAGGGGCGGCCGAGTTCGATCACCGCCCACTTCTCGCCGGTGCCATCCTCCTTCCACAGGATCGGAATGCCGCTCATGGGCGTGCTCGCCAGGACCGTCTCGTCGGCCGCGAGTTCGCAGGTGGTGTCGGTCTCATTGGTGATGTAGACCCGGGCGGTCGTCACGCCGGTGAGCACGCAGGGACCGAGGGCATTGGGCTTGATCGGCTGGAGCGCCACCGCGAAGGCGAGCATGTCGGACACCTCGGTCGCCACATCGCCCGTCAGAGGCGTGCGGCTGTGGAAGGTTCGCTCCTGATCGTCCTCACCGGGCTCGACCAGCACGCCGGTGATCGCCAGCGCGTGGTGCGGCTCGATCAGCTCGTCCGAATCGTTGCGGACCAGCACCACGCCGATACCACGCTGGGCGGATTCGACGAGAGGACCGGCGACGGCTTGGCCCCGCCCCTGTCGCGCGCGCAGATCGACCGCCGCATCGACGAACGCGTTGTACGCGCCCGCGGGGATGCGGAGCGGCTGACCGGAGCGGACTTTGCGGAGGTCGTCGGGCATGCTTTAGATTCCGAGTGCTCCGAAGTTGGCCTGGTCGTACACGCGCTCGACGTACGCGGCGATGGGTTTCTTGATGATCGCGCCCGAGCCCGAGTCCTCCGCGTCGGCGTAGCGGACCCACAGGTACTCCCAGCCTTTCTTGTTGATTCCGGTGACGGGACCGACGGTCAGGTTGGTCTGGTTGGGGCTCGCCGCGAAGCGGAACGTGATCTCCCAGTCGTCATCCGGGCCGTCGCCGCGCTTGGAGCCCGTCGCGCCGAGGAAGAGCACCTCGCCGGCCGCGAACCCGCGGAATGAGCCGGCGTTGGTCTTGCCCGTGCAGGAGAAGATCGCGCCTTTGTACGAAGCGGTGACCTGGGCATCGGTGAAGTAGTGCGTCTCGGAGAACTGGTAGACCGGGATGGTGATGTCGACGCCCTCAACGCCGTCGGCGGTGACGCCGATCGCTCCGCCGAAGTCCGGCGCGGTGGTGCCGGGGGCGGGGCGGCGCTGCATGGTCTGCAGGCTCTGGGTGATGTGCTGCGTCCCGCCGCCGGTCTCGAAGGTGAACGAGGACTCGCTCGGGGTGCTCGTGCCGGTGGAGGCGTTCTGGCTGTAGCGGACAGTGACGTCCCACAGCTGCGGGCCGATGGGCTCGATCTGGATGGTCTGGCGAGGGAGCGTGTCGTAGGTTGCCGGGGAGGCCGCCTGCGCTGCGGTGCGGGCCGCGAGGTCGTCGGCGGTGCCGCGCACGATGTAGCCGAGCTCCGCAGACGACTGCGAGGCTTGGTTCGCCTTGGTGGAGCGGCGGCTCTCGAACTTCTCAAACACCTCGACCGGCACGAGCGATGAACTCCTTCTGTCTGATGGGGTCAGGCAAACCGCAGCCCGTTGTCGACGCTGGCATCCAGCAGACGCTTGGTGTTGCGGGCGGTCTGCTCGGTGGCGCTGGCGGTGCGCTCGGCGGCGTCGCCACCCGTGCCCAGACCGGAGACGGCCACCGCACTGAACGTCCCGGTGACGCTGATGCCCTTGCCGATGGCCGCCCCGAGGCCGGACAGCCGCTCCTCGAAGTCCGCGAGGAGGTCGCGTTGGGGACGACCAGGTCCCTTCTCCGCGTCGGCGGCCTCGCGCTTCTTGCGGGCCTCCTCGATCGCGGCGGCGAGTTTCTGTTTCGCGGCGTCGAGCGCCGCCTGTGACTCGGCGAACCCGGCCTCGGTGTCCTTGCGCAGGGCTTCCTGTGCGTTCTCGAAGTCCTGGCCGATCGCGGACAGCGTCGCTTCGTGCATCGCCGCCGCATCGCGGCGCTGCTGTTCGCGCTGCCCCTCGCGTGCGGTCACCGACTGCTGAGCAGCGTTCTCCAGTTCGATGAGGCGGGACTCGAGCTGCTGGTCCACCGCCTTCTTGGCGGCTTCAACATCCAGCCCGTCATCGAACAGCCCCTGGATCTCCAGCATCCGCTTGGCGACCCAGCTCGACGCCTCCTCCCAGATCATCTGGAAGCCGGTGGCGAAGTTGGTCCAGGTCTTTGACAGGAAGGCGGTCGTCTCGATCCACGCGACCTCGAGTGCGTGGAACACGATCTCGGCCGCAGCCAGAGCGCCGTACCACATCGAGTAGGCCGTGGAGACGAAGAACTCCTTCGCGCCGAGCCACGCATTGTTGAGCGCCGCCACACCCTGCTGCCAGATGACCTTGAGCGACAGCCACAGGATCTCGGCTGCGAGTGCGATGTCGCCGGCGGCAAGAGCATCGGAGATGCCGCCCACCACCTTGCCGACCCAGTCACGCAGCTCGGTGAACTTCTCCGCCAGCCACGAAAGGGCCTCGCCGCCCGCACCGGTGACGACCAGCAATGTGCCGCCCAGCGCCACGATCGCGGCGATGGTCAGGCCGACGGGCGTGAGGATCGCGCCGATGGCGGCCCCGATCAGGCTGAATGCCGTCCCGATCCCGCCGATGACGGCGGCCACGATGCTAAGCGCCGCGCCGATGCCGGAGATGATGTAGCCCAGGCCGACGATGGCAATCCCCGCGACCGCGACCGCCGCCGCGACTTTGAGCGCCCAGACCACCGCTTCCTTGTTCGCCTTCACCCACGCCGTGGCGCTCACAACGATGCGTGTGATCCGCTCTGTGAGGTCCTTGATGGTGGGTGCGAGCGCCCCGCCAATCGTGAAGACACCCTGCTTGAGGACCTTCCAGAGCGTGCCCAGCGCGTCGTTGAGCTCGGCGGCATCCCTGGCCGTCTCCGTGCTCACCGTCAGCCCGAGTTTGCGGGCCTGCTCCTGCATCTCGTTGATGCCCGCTGCTCCGTCGGCCATGAGCGGCAGGAGCTTCGTCCCCGCCTTGCCGAAGAGTTCCATCGCCATCGCGGCGCGGGCTGCGGGGTCCTGGATGCGGGAGATGCGATCGGCCAGGAGCTTGAACTGCTCGTCGGGGGAGAGCTTGGCCAGGTCCTGCACCGTCAGCCCGAGCCGCGCGAGAGCCTCGTTCGCCCCCTTGGAGCCTTGCGACGCCTCCGTAAGCGTCTTCTGCATGACGCGGAGGCCGTTCTCCAGCGTCTCCATGTCCGTGCCGGAGAGGTCGGCCGCGTAACCGAGCTCGCTGAGGGCCTCGACACTCACGCTCGTGCGGGCGCTCATCTTGTCGAGCGCATCGCCGGAGTCGGAGAAGGCCTTCGCGGTGCCAAGCAGCGCGGTGATCGCCGCGACGCCGATGCCTGCCATCTTGGTGCCGATGGACCGCAGCCCCGCGCCGAAGGCTTCGAGCTTCTTCTGGGCCGCCTTCAGCCCGGCCGACAGCTTGTCGCTGACGCCCAGCTCAACGAAGGCTCGGCCTGCTCGGATGCCACGGGTGTCGGCCACGGTGACTTAGCCCTTCCTGACGGAGTTCCGCCACAACAGCGGCAGCTTCGGCCGCTCTTTCTCCAGCGCCGGAGCCATGTACGGCCGCGGCGCGATCTTGACCTTCCGCGAGGTGAGCTTGCCGCCCCGCCCCCCCAACCTGCGGAACACGACGGTGTCGCCGCCGTGCTCGAGCACGTTCGGTGCCTCGCTCTTCTTGAATCCCACCGGCCCGACGACCACCGAGTCGTTCGGCTTGTCGTACCCGAAGAGGATCAGCCGACGCAGGCTGCCCTCGTGCGAATGGGGCGGGGCCCCGGGAGGAGCCGACCCCTTGCGTTTGCGGATGCTCGTCTTGGCCGCCGTGCGGATGAACGCGCCGGCCTTGCTGAGCACCTTCCGCTTGGCGTTGTCGACCGCCGCCATGACGACGTGGCGGTCGAAGAACATGTCCTTGATCCGCATGGTGATCATGCGCCGCTGCTCCCAGCGCCCCCGACCTGACCACCGCCGGTGCCGGCGATGGTGCTGCCCTTCTCCAGGCCCTTGTTGAACGACGCCTCCTTCTCCTTGCGGAGACGGCCGGACCCGATGAACAGACCAACGATGCCGGTGAGCGCGGGCAGCGCCGGTCCGAGCACGGGCAGGCCCGCGACGGTCGGGCCAACGGTGTCGAGGGCCGAGAGCGTGAGCTGCCCGAGCAACCCGCGGATCTCGCCCGCCTTCTCGATGTTGCCTTTCCATTGCGCGCCGGTCATCTGCGTGAGGTTGAACCAGTTCTGGTACTCAACCTCGGCCTCATTGAGGCTGAGCGTCGATGGCAGGCCGGTGGTCTGCTGGATCGTGTTGGGCGTCTTGACCTTGACGATGTCGCCGAGGTCGAGGCCGGCGCACGACGCAAGCACGAGCGCCAGCAGGATCAGAGCACCGATGTAGACGTAGTGGCGGGTCGAAAGGCTCTTCATGCGCGAGTCTCCTTGGGGACCTCCGGCATGCGGCGGTCGATGAACACGTCTTTGAGGACCGACACGTCAACCTTGACGGGTCGCTGGGGCTTGTTGAAGGGGTCGAAGTCGGCGGGCTTGAGCAGGCGGGATCGCTTGGGATCGCGGGCGGTGTTGGCCACCACGGACATGACGGCGGCGGCGATCGACCAGTCGTGGCGTTGTCGACCGTCGAGCATGGCGACCAGCTCGCGCAGCTTCAGGGGCCCGGGATCGACGCCAAGGGCTCCGGCACACTGGTAGATGAACTTCCAGGCGTCTGCGGCTCTTGGAGCGGTGGGACCATCCGGTTCACGAGCTTGTCCAGCTCGCTCTCGCTGGTCAGCGTCTGGATCCGCTTCTCCGTCAGGTCGCGGGCCTTGTCCAGCACGCGGCTCGTGGCCTGGAGCACCCGCCCGAGGTTGGCCCGGTCCCTCGGGCTCGGGCAGAAACCCACGAGCTCCTCCAGCACCGCCGTCGTCGCGGCCTCGATGGCGTCGCCCGCCATCGCCTTGCCGAACTCCTCGTCGGAGACGCTGCGGGTGTCCGCCTCGGGCTTGCAGATTGCGTACACCACATCGCAGAGCAGGACGGGGTCGCGGATCAGCTTCTCGATCAGCGTCCCCTCGATGACCTGCATCAGGTCCTCGCCGGTAAGCCCGCGCACACGCTTGATGGCGGTGACGTTGATCTCCACCGACCACTGCCGCCCCTGGTTGTCCTTGAACGATCGCATCCGTGCCTCCGTCAATCAGGAACCGACAGGAATCCGACGCAGATCCGACAGCAATCCGACGGGCTCAGCCGCCGATCCATGAGGGCGCCGTCGCCGAGTACGTCACCTTCGCCGTGACGGACACCGTGATCGCCTCTTCCAGCGCCTCGTTCCGCGAGAAGTTCGTGATGGAGAAGTCCGCCTGCAGGCCCTGGCCGCTCGTCTCATCGAGGATCTGGAATCCGATCGGGTCGTTGCCGAAGAACGCGTTCTTGATGGCGGTGAACCCGGCGTCCGCTGTGTCCCAGACCATCTCGAACTCGACGCTCGCCTCCTTGAGCGTGGCGACCGTCGCCCGCCAGCCGCTGTTGGCGCGGGTGGTCACGTCCGCCTCGCCCGCCTCGAGGTTGAGCGTCACGTCGCGGGTGTTGCCGAGCGCCGTCCACGCACCCGCGCCGCCCTGACCGCCGACCTTGTACTTGAGGGCGGCCTCCATGCCGAGCTTGATTGCCATCGCTGACTCCTTTCACTCGGCGCTGTGGCCGACCACAAAGACCATCTCGCCCGCCTTGCTCTTGACCAGAATGTCCGCCAGGTTGACCCGTTCGAAGTAGTACTGCGTGCCCGGGGCGACCTCGATTGGGTCCGTCTTCCCGTCCGAGAGCAGCAGGTCCTGCGTGTTCTTGTGCGACGCGGTGAGCGTGAAGGTGGCGATGGTCTTCTGGGTCGCCAGCGGCTTGAGCTCGTCCGTCATTGCCACACCGAAGATGATCGTGTTGCGCATGGCTACCTCCGCTCCCGGTAGGTGACGCTCAGCACGCTGGTGAACACCCGGTGCTGCTCGAGCGCTTCGCTCGACACCACCGGCTCGTTGTTGATCCCGACCCACGCCGCGTCGGGGAAGCCCGGCAGTCTTTGGAACCGCAGGTGGTCCGCGATCGCCTCGACCAGCACGAGCAACTCATCGATCGCCGCGTCCGCCCCTTCGGCGGGGAGCTTCTTCTGCACGCCCACGTCGATGACGTACTCGATGGCCAGGCTGTCCCGCGTCACCGGGGTCATCTGCACCGTACGCGGCACCACCGAGACCCGCAGGTCCTTGAGGTCCTCCAGCGTGAACGCGGGCTGGTACATCCGGACGGCCGTGACGGGCTGTCCGTAGGACCCGGCGCTCACGTGCGCCGCGACGGCATCGGCGAGGGCGGCGATGGTGCTCACGGGCCACCGCCGATCATGGGCGTTCCGGTCGTTGGCACAGTCTGGCGTGGCGAGTTGGACGTCAGCCCGGAGAGCTTGCCCTCGAGGAACCAGATTTTGCGCTCCATCTCGGCGTACTGCGCGCGGATGCTGCGGGCCTCGCCGATGAACTCATCGAGCCGCTTCTCCACCTGCTGGAGCTTGGTGGTCACCACGCCCCATTGGATGGTCATCGCGCCCGCCGCGAGCACGACCGTGACGACCACGCCGGCCCAACGGGCGCTGCCGTTCTGTCCGTTGGAGTTGTTGCCTGAGTCCGCCATCACGTCTCCGTGCCGATGTGCTTGGTGTGAATCCGAAGAACCCTGCGGTACGGGTCGCTGTAGCGCCAGGGCGGTTGTCCACCGGGGGCATTGACCTCGTACACGAACACGCTCGTGCCAACCGTCTCTCGCACCTGGTCGCCCGCCCGCGGGAGGATCGGGCCAGCGCCCAGATCCAGTTCCGAGGCCCGCACCAGGAAGTCCCGCGACTCCACCCGGTGAATGAGTCCAGCCTCGTCCGCCTGCTCGAACTGGGTCGTGCCGATGGTGGCCTGGACTTCCTTCTCGTCCGTGCCACGCCGGTAGACGACCGGGCGTGAGAGGTGCTGATGACGCTGGGCGTCGAGGAACGCCGCGCCGCGATCGAGCAGGTCGCCCACAGGTGCTCCTTATTGCTGCAGGCGCACGCGAACGATGGTGTCCGCGTCCACAGTGGCCTTGATGCACTTGCCGATCAGCTTGTTGGCCCCGGCCGCCGCGTTCTTGGTGGCGACCTGTGCCCCGGCGTCCCAGTACGTCAACGTCCCGATGGGAATGGCGCTGCCAGCGCCGACCGCTTTGTTGAAATCGAACACGCCGGTGACGGCGAGCGATCCCAACTGGCCCGCCTTGATCGGTGCCTGAGTGACGCCGATGAGGTCGGCCTGCACCACCACCGCGCCGACGAGCACGTCAGCGCCGGGGGTGTAGTCGATCGAGCCGCCTTCCTGAACGAACTTCGCTGGTCCTGAAGCCATGCCTGAACCTCCATCTGTTGGTGGGCCATCGGTGTCGATGCCCGATTGCTGATCGATGCCGCTCTGAAGGTCGCCGGGGAGCTCTTCGCCGAGCCCCCCAGCGCCTGTGCTGACCTGCCCGGGCATGGCTTACACCTCGCCCTTGCTCTTGACGCCGCCGCGCGGGTCCTGCAGGTTGACGCCGAAGTCGTGGTACCCACGCATCCGGATGCCGAGCATGTTGAAGTCCGCGTCCGAGGTCTCGACGGTCGGGGCTTCCTGGCCGTTGAGGAACGCCATCTCGATGACCGGCAGGTCGCTGGGGTCGGCGAGCAGGTACCACGCCTTGGCCGAGTTGCCCGTGTAGAGGGCGTTGGAGAGGTAGCGGCTGACCTCGATGCGGAACTTGCCCTGGTGCGGGTTGGCGACGGGAAACTTGGTGTTCGCGGTCGTGTCCCGGAGCTCGACGCTCTTGTAGAGCTGCGTGCCCATCGCCGAGAGCGCCGTAGGCACCAGCAGGATCGCTGGCATCACGCCCGTGGGCTTGCCGTCGGAGTCCACGAGGTCCATGAAGGCGACCTCGCCCTTGGTAAGGCCGTCGATGCCGAGGGCGGTGTCCGCGCCCGAGATGAAGTTCTTGTTGCCGGCGCTGAAGAACGCGGCGTTGTTCATGAACGCCGTCCAGAAGACGTCGTTGATCTTCAGGCCCGAGCCACGGCCGAGCTTGCGGGGGACCGTGGTGATCGCGCCGAGATCGTCGTTGATGATGTCGCGGCGGTCGATCGAGAGCATCAGGCCGTAGGTGTCGGCCTTGTTGGTGTAGGTCTCCTCGCCGAGCGTGCCCTGCTTGAGCTCGCCGCCGGGGGCGACCTGCTCGTACTGGTCCTTGCCGACCAGGCGGTAGCTGGTGACGGTCTTGAAGTCGCTGACGTTGCGGACGGCGCAGATGCTCCGCCACACGCGCTCGACGCTGAAGAAGCCCTCGAGCAGGAACTTGTTGGCGACGTTGGAGAGGATGCCGCCCACATCGATGGTGGTCATGCCCGCCTCGATGCCGCGTCCGAACGCGGCCTCGAGCACGCGGCGGCTGTCGCGGAACGTGCGGCCCGTGTAGCCGTTGGCGATCGCGGCCTCGAACAGCAGCTCCTGCAGACCCAGGCCGCCCTTGAATCGCTTGGCGGCAATATCCATCGCCTGCTCCGAACAAACCTTCTCGATGCCTTCGAGCTTGGCGCTCTGGAAGCAGGCCGCTTCCAGCACCTCGCTGGTCACGCCGTAGTCCGCGGGTGGACCACTTGGGGCCTTGGGGCGGCTGGCACGCAGGACCTCGAGCTCGGTGCGCGTGGCATCCCAGTTGTCGCGGATGGCCTGGGCCTCGATGCTCGTGTGCTTGCTGCCGCAGACCTTGCGGATCGACTCGATGCGCGCCGTCTCGGCGAGCGCCGCGGCACGAACCTGCTCGGGCGTCTGCTCGGTGCCGGTGACGGCAGGGGTCGAGGACGGTGAGGAGATGGGATTGGAATCGTCGGCCATGACGCTGGGCTCCTTGAGAAGACGCGCGGCGATGCTCGCGCTGGTGCGGCCGTCTGCGCCGAGATCCACGAAACTGATCTCGCCGAGTGTGGCCTTGCGGACGACGTTCACCGGGCCGGAGATCTCCTGGCCGTTGACCGTCGCCTTCTGGTTGTCCTTGATGAACTCGAACTCCTCGACGCTCGCGCCGACGGAGGCCTGCCAAGGGAATCCGTTCCGGCTGGAGGCAACGACCTCCTTGGCGGCGGGCGTGTCGCGGGAGATGACTCCAGTCGCGACCAGCTGCCCGGCCTCAACGCGGATCGCGTCCGTATGGCCGACGCCCGAGAGCGGGTCGTGCCCGAAGCGGATGGGACGTGCCTGCGAGGGGACAGCCAGGCCCGCGAGATCGATCACGACCGGGGCTCGCCACCCCGCGACGCGCATCGCGCCGCCGGTGTACGCGACCATCTTGAACCGGGGCAGCGGCGCGCTCTGACCATCCGCCGCGGCGGAGAAAGTGATGTCCGCCGTCGCGGTGAACGTGAGCGCGGGGAGGATCTTCATGGAATCAGTTGGCACTGGCACTGGCGGTCTCCTCGTCAACGGTGTCTGCGGGGTCGGCGTCGTCGGCCGGGGCTGGCGGCTCCGCGGGCGTGCTCGTCGCTGGTGACGCGGTGGCGGGCGAGAGCCCCAGCTCGTTCATGAGCGAGATTTCCTTGGCCCGCTGGCGGAGCTCTTGCTCCCAGTCGCGACCCTGCCGGGCGAACTCCACGGCGAGCGTGGTGGTGTGGTTGGCCAGGCGCGTCGCCTGGGCGCTCGCTTCCTTGGCGGGATCGACGTGCTCGACGCCATCCCAGAACCACGCGTGCTCCGGCAGCGTGCGTGCGATCGTGCGGAGTGACTGCGGGAGCAGCCCCTCGACCAGCACCGCCTCGTTGAGCCACGCCTTAAGGATGCGGTCGAGCACGGCGAGCTGCATCTGGTGCTGCTCGACGCGGATGCTCTTGAAGTACACCTGGTGGTCCAGGCGGCCGCTGGCGTAGTTGTACCCCGAGGAGTTGCCCGCCGCGACGTTGAACGGCATGTTCAGACAGCGGGCGATCTCGTTGAGGATCTCGCGCTTGAACTCCCCAAACGTCGTGGTCGGCTGCTCGGCGTGGACCTGCCCGAGCTTCCAGCCGCCAGGGAGGACGGTCGCGAGTCGCTGCTCGAGCTCGACTTCGTCCATCGGCTCCAGAGGATCGGCCTCGCCGTTGGCCGGCGCGTCGGTGTAGATCACGGCGGCGAAGTTGGCGGCGGTCTCGGCAGCCGCGATGGTCGCAAGCGTGTACCGGCGGAGCTGCGCGAACAGCGGGAGCGCCGGCGTGATATCGGGGATGCCTCGGAGCTGGCCCGGCCGATCGGCCCGGTAGTAGTGCACCACCGACGCGGCGGGGAGCGTGTCGTACGCCAGCAGGTCGTCAACAGGGGCACGCAGAGCGCTGTTGTCGCCGGGGTGCCGCTTGAGCACGCGGTACGCGGAAGGGTTGCCCCACTGGTCCAGCAGGATGCCGTCGATCTCATCGCTCCGGCCACGACGCATGAGCGGAGAACAGACCTGGTCCGCCTCGATGAGCTTCACGTCGAGCGAGACCTGGGACAGCACTCCGGGGTTGTTCACGAGCAGCGCGAACGCTTCGCCGGTCTCGGCGCGGGCCATCCGCATGGTGCGGAGCTTGCCGGGCAGGTCAACCGCCCGCGACCACTGCTCGAACGCGTCCTCGATGCGGGCGTTGGCCTCGGCGTCGCCGGTGAGCATCTGCAGCCGGGGACCGGTGCCAATGGTGTCATTGGCGAGCGTGAGGACGATGCCTTTGGCGTAGCTGTTGTTGGCGACCTCGTAGCGGGCCCGGTTGCGCAGGACGCGACGGACCTCGGGATTGATCGCGGCGTTGGGCGACAGGCCGTCGGCATTCGCCCAGTGCTTGCGGCTGTCCGCGGTGGTCTGTGCCGAGTCGAACTTGGCGACGACCAACCGACGGCCGCCGCGCGACCCGCGTCCGTGCGAGTCGGGGGGGCGCGACGCCGCCGGGGAGGGAGAGGCGGCGGAAGTACCGCGGCCGACCCGGCTCATGATGTTGGCGATGGCTGTGAGCATGAATGGGTCAGACAGAACCGGGGGGCACGATCTTGGCGAACTTGATGCCGAGGCCGGGCTTCCTCGCGGCGTCCTTGGACGCGAGGTAGCGGTCGGCCTCGATCTGGTCCTTCAGCGGGTGCTGCTCGACCGACTGCCCGTCAACCGACGCCTTCGCGGGCTGCGACGCGTTGTCGCGGATGGCCTGGTCGAGGTTGGGGGCGGGCTCCGGCAAGGTGCAGTTCTCCATAGAGCACCTAACCCGTTGCACACTCTGATCCCGAACTGCGTGTCCCGAATGCGCGAAGTTGTTCCACCGGTAGAACCCGCTGGCTCGCTTAGGCTCCGAGCCGCTCGGTGGTCGTCACGCGCCGGCCGCAGTTCCGGCACGCGCGACGGCGGCGGATCACGCCTCCAAGCGCCGCACGGGTGTAGAGCACCTCGAAGTGACGACACCCGCACTTCGGACACGCCAGCCCCTTGGCCTGGACCCCGCTCGGTCGTGGTGATGGCTTAGGCTCGTTCACGACTTGCCTCTCCTCAATTGCGAGAGCTTCAGCCGTGGCCGCGCGACCACCTTCGCGTCCGTCCCGAATAGCACCGCCCCCTCCATCGACGCCGCCACGGCGCAGCCGACCAGGCAGTCCAGCCAGTGGTTGTCAAGGCCCTCGATGCGGAGCTTCCACTCGTCGACGGTGCGGCCACGTCCCTCGGTCCGCACCCGGTACTCGCTGGTCAGGTGTTCCGCCAACAGGCGGTGGTGCTCCGGCTTGTGGCCGAACAGTGACAGCCCTCCCGGGTCACCCATGGGCACCGCCAGCCGTGCATGCACGAACGACTTCCAGAAGTTCGTGTCGAAGAGCACATGCCGCACAGCGCGTTTGCCGGTGACCACCGGGACGCGCCAGTTCAGCCCGACCCGCTCGCCCCGCTTGCGCTTGTAGTCGCTGAAAGGCAGGCTGCTCGCGCCGACGTAGCGGCCGTGGCTGGGCGTCAGAACGCTGGCGTGCGGGCTCTGGCGGCAGAACTGGTAGACCACATCCGTGGACGATCCCCAGTTGGCGTCGATCAAGCAACGGTCGATTCGCACCATCGCGCCGTCGTCGCGCCGCCACTCGCGGGCAACGGTTTGTTCGATGAGACGCTCAAGCCCGCCGTAGATCGCACCCTCGACGCCGGCACGGGGAGAAGCGGCCCCGAGCGTCCGCTTGATGTCGCGGAGCGTGAAGTACGCCTGCTTCTGGTCCGGTTCAGTGCCGTAGTCGATGACGTGCCCCGTGAAGTCGTCCTCCCAGGCGGCCACGAGGTAGAACAGGGCCTTGCCCTGCACGTCCACGAACATCGTCAGGTGCGAGCACGCCAGGGGGACCAGCCCGCGGGCGTGGCCGTTCACCTTGGCGGCGATCTGATCGGCGCTCAGCAGGTCGTCCGCGACTTCGATCTCCGGGAGCGGCTCGTTCTGGTACTCCGCGAAGAACGCCGCCTCGTTCTGCAGCCGCAGGTTCATCGCGTGCTGCACAGCGGAGAGTTCGTCGTGGTTGAACCGCTCGGGCCAGGCGATGACCGCGCCGGCATCCATCTCAGCGCGATGCGCCTTGTAGAAGGCGGTCGCCTCCGCTCCGCCCCGGTCGGCCTTGAGTCCCTCGGCTCGCAGCCGGGCGTACTCGGCCCACAAGCGGTCTGCGGCGGGGAACGAGTACACCATCTTGGTCCGCTCGCCCTGCCACTGCGGGTGCTTGTCCCGGTCGAGGATGCGATCGGCCAGGTCGTCGGGGCGTACAACCGTCAGCGTCATGAGCCCGGCGATCTTCCGGCCCGGGCCGGCCAGGCCCAGGATCGCGCCGGCGAGGATCCGCTCGCGGGTGGCGCACTGCGACGGCGAGCGGGCGCTCTCGTCGGTTTGCGGATCGTCGATCAGCACGAGCGACGGACGGACGCTTACGCCGTCAACGCGCTTGTGCTTCATGCCCCGGATGCGGCCGGTGATCCCGGCGACGCGGATGATCGCGCCCGACGCCGCCGAGCCCGGGATGGTCGGCAGCACGATCTCCCGGGCTGTCCACCCGATGTGTGTTTGCTTGCCCTGGTAGAGCTGGCCCGAGGCGCGCTGGTGGATGCCTTCGAGGGAGCGGATGGGATGACAGACCTCCGGGAAGTCGGCCCCAAGGATTTCGCTGTTCTCCAGCTCCGCCTTGATCGACTCGAGCATCCCCGCCGCGTGCTCCTCGTCCGAGCCGATGAGGGCGACGAACTCGCGGTGCCCGTACAGCAGCGCCCACAGGCAAGCCACCTCGCACAGGCTCGTCTTGCCCGACCCGCGCGGCATCGCCATCGCGAACAGCCCGCCGTCCAGCACCGCCTGCTCGATCTTGGCGATGACCTTGAGGTGGTCGTCGGACCACTTGAGATGGAAGGTCTGCCCGAAGTACGTCTCGCAGAAGTACCGGAAGTCCTTCGCGGCCCGGGCACGCCGCGCGGGGTCACCGACGGGAGGCAGGTCGCCGATGTCGCGGCCCGACAGCGAGAGCATGGCGTTGCGGAGCCGGGCCCGCTCCTTCATCGCCTCGTAGCCCGTGAGCCCCTCGGGCGTGCGGGCCGCCTCGGCCAGGGCCTCGTGCCGCGTCGTCACCAGCCACGCCACGTAACGAAAGAGATCGACCTTGCCCCCGTCGCCGTCGGCCGCGACACGGAACCCCGCGCGCGTGCGATGCCTATGGAGCTGCCGCTCGCTGATCACCTCGCCCAGCGGCGTGCTGTTGAGCAGCCGCGCGAGTTCGCCGGGCTTGAGTTGGCGCGGGTCAATCGCCACCAGCACCCCCCACAGACATCTCCTTCACGAGCCACGCGGCGTAGTGCACGAGGTTGATCGTGCCGTTCGCGTTCGTCGGCGCGCCCGCGTCGATGTCGGCACGGAGCATTTCCTCGGTGACGGGCTTGCCCCCGATCCGCGAGAGCACGCGCGCGGCGTCCGCGACGCCAAGCGCGGCGGGGTTGAGCCGGGAGGTTCCCTGTCCCGATGCGCCGTGGGGCCCGGAACTAGGCGCGTGTTCGGGAGTCATCGCGGACCTCCCGCGCACAGTTGCCCACATCGCGGACGCAGTTGCCCACATGTCGCAGAATCATCGAGAAATGCAGGCCGAACGCCTTGCCTGTTCCCCATCAGCCGGCCAATGTGTGTCACACGCGAGCGGGAAGAACAAACCCCCCGCACGCGACGGAGACCACGAACATGGACGCGACCACGAAGACCACGATCGACCTCACCAAGACCCTTGCCAAGGCCGGGTTTCGAATCCCCGCGATCGAACTCCACACGCCCGACGGACGCTGCTGGAACATCGCCACGGTCCCCGCCGGTCGCGGACGCCACCTCGACGGCCACTGGGGACCACGCCCCGGAGCGCTCGGTGGCTTCCGCCTCTTCGAGATCGACCGCGAGAACGACGACGCCCCCAACGAGCACGACGCGATCGACGGCGATACCTGGACCGCTGACGAACTGATCGACTACCTCCGGGCGGTCGGCCAGCCCAAAGACACGACGAGTTGGGACCGCCCCAGCGACAACCGCCCGACGACCTGAAGCCCGCGACACGCGGGCTTCGCTGTTCACGAGAGACCACCAACCCAAAGGAGCACGACCATGACGAAGCGCACCCCTCAGACCACCAAGCCCGAGCCGACCGCCGCGGAGACCTACGCAGCACGCCGCAACGACATCGCTCGCCTGCTCGACGTCCTCGACATGGAGTTGAACCGCCACGACCAGGTTGCAAAGACCCACCCGTCCGACTGGGGCTTCGCGGGCAACCTCGGCAAGGTCCGCAGCGACCTGATCGACATCATCGCCTTCACAAGCGGGATGGAGCGGCCGGAGGTTGAGCGATTCCTGGACGACGAGTGACCACCACGCGGCCTCGCGGGGAACCGCGACGACCACGCTTCCCCGCCGCAGCGTGCGGCGGGATTCCGCACGAGACAGAAGGAGTTCGACATGGCACGCAAAGGCACGATCAAGAACATGGGCAAGGTCCAGCGCGAGATGGGCGACGCCCGCAAGGCCCGCGCGGCGGCGAAGGCCGCCCCGGACGCCAAAGCCTCCAGCACGGAGCGCCTCCGCAAGGCGGCGCTGGCCGAGATCAACGGCCGGTTGGCGGGCGGCAAGCAGGACCACGAGGTCCCCAGCGAAAAGGAGGTGGCCAACATCGCGAACGTGGATGCGGCTGCCAAGGGGAAGAAGGCCAAGAGCGAGAAGGCACCCAAGACGGCCAAGGCCCCGAAGACGCCGAAGGCCCCAAAGCCCAAGCGGGTCAGCGCCCTCGACGCTGCCGCACAGGTGCTCGCCGCGAGCGAGGTGCCCATGCGGGCCAAGGAGATGATCGCCGCGATGGAGTCCAAGGACCTGTGGCGCTCCCCCGGCGGTAAGACGCCCGAGGCCACGCTCTACGCCGCCATCATCCGCGAGATCGCTGCCAAGGGAACGGCCGCGAGGTTCAAGAAGCACGAGCGCGGCGTCTTCGTCGCCGGGAAGGGAGCCTGAGCCATGACCGCGACGCCCGCCCCAAACCGCGAAGCGCAACTCGAAGCCGTCCTGCAGGCCGCGCTCCACCTGGTCGGCGCACGCCAGGACCAAATGCTCACCATCGAGGAATGGACGGACCTCGCGAGGGCCGTCGCCGCCTGCCAGGAGCGGAAGACCGCCGACTACCTGACCGAGCATGACCTCGAGGACATCGCCGAGCGCTACGCCCTCGAATGGGACGAAGCGGTCGACGGCCCGCTGCCGACCCTGGACGAGTGAGGCGAGCATCACGCCTTGCTCCCAGCCGCGACACGGGTCGCGGCTTTCTCTTCGGCCACACCCTTCGCAGGCAGTCGCTCCGCCTTGCGGCCCGTGAACTTTTCCCAGCGCTGCACGATGACGTCGCAGTAGAGCGGGTCGAGTTCCATCAGGTACGCCCGCCGCCCCGTCATCTCCGCGCCGATGAGCGTGCTCCCGCTGCCGCCGAAGAGGTCGAGCACGTTCTCGCCCGGCCGCGACGAGAACTCGATCGCCCGCCGCGCGAGCTCGACGGGCTTCTCCGTCAAGTGAACCATGCTCTGCGGGTTCACCTTCTTGATGCTCCAGGTGTCCGGCACGTTGTTGGGGCCGAAGAAACGGTGTGCAGCGCCCTCCTTCCAGCCGTAGAAGCACCATTCGTGGTTGCCCATGAAGTCCTTGCGCGTCAGGACCGGGTGCTCCTTGATCCAGATCACCGCCTGGCTGAAGTACAACTCCATCGCCTTGAGCACCGGCGGGTAGTTGGCGCAGTTGGCGTAGCCGCCCCAGATGTAGAAGCCGCCACCGGGGATGAGCAGACGGGCGATGTTCCCGAACCACGCCGCGAGCAGGCGATCGAACTCCTGGTCGGAGACGAAATCGTTGGCTAGGGGGCGGTCCTTGGCCCGGAGCTTCTTGTGCGTCGGCTTGGACTTCTCGGGGTAGCGGTGCAGGTCCGCTGACTGCTGGTCGCCGGCGCTCGCGTCCTTGCGCTGCGTGGCCGTGAACGACGACAGCCCGGCCGCGATCGCGTTGTTGCTCCGCGGCTCGACCTTCACGTTGTACGGCGGATCGGTGTTGACCAGATGGATCGGCTGGCCGTCGAGCAGTCGGTCCAGGTCCTCGGGCTTGGACGAGTCGCCGCACATCAAGCGGTGGTTGCCCAGCACCCAGATGTCGCCGGGGACCGTTGTCGCGGCGTCGGGCGGCGCGGGCACGTCGTCGGGGTCGACAAGCCCCTCGTTGCCGGCGGGAGCCATGATCGCCGCGAGGTCCTCGGCGCTGAAGCCCAGCAGCGCGAGATCGAAGTCCACGCCCTTGAGGTCGGCCAGTTCGATGGGCAGCAGTTCCATGTCCCACGAGGTCAGCGACGCGACCTTGTTGTCGGCGATGCGCAGCGCCTTGACCTGGTCGGGCGTGAGGTCGTCGGCGCGGATCGTCGGCACGTCCTTCAGCCCGAGCTTCCGCGCGGCGCGGAGTCGCGTGTGCCCGGCGATGATGATGTTGTCGGCGTCGATCAGGATCGGGATCTTGAAGCCAAAGGCCTCGATGCTCTTAGCGACCGCGTCGATGGCGGCGTCGCTGATCGTGCGGGGGTTGCGGTCGTATTCCTTGACCGCGTCGATGGGAAGCGTCTCGATGTTCACAGCGATCTCCGTTCGGACGCGCGGCGGCAAGCGCAAGCGCGTGGGGCGTCGTGGTGGCCCGCCGCACATGCGGCGGGTCCGGGGATGGCTGGATCGCTGGTTGGCTGGTTCGCTCGGGCTGACGGTCCCGTCCGGGGGCGCTCAACGCCCCGATTCCCGCCCGCTACTGGCCCCGCCCGTTGGCCACGGGTCCGCTCACGTTGGCCCACGTCGCGTCCTTGGCGGGGCGGCGTACCAACCCCGCCACGGGGCCGCCCCGCGCTCGGACGGCCCAAACAAACTCTGTCGCCAAGCGCGGCTGTTCCCGCGGGCCAAGCCACGCACTTCCTGGCGGGAAGGAACCATGCCCCCCAGGCTTCCCCCTTGGTAGGCTTCCGGCTGTAAGGCTCCCGCTAGGCGCGGCCTGGCACACGACCTGCATGGGCGAACTCGTCGGGGGGCTTCTTTCACCTTCTTTCACCATTTCACCCCCCCCTCGCGCAGACACACACAGACGCGCACGCGGGGGTGGGGGAAAGAAGGTGAAAGAGGGAAAGAAGTGTGTGTATGTGTCTACAGCCCGCATTTTGCCCCCTCTTCTTTCACCCTTCCTTCACCTTCTTTCTCCGCCAAGCGGTAGATCAGCGCCGACCGGCCCGCCGTCGACTCCGAATCCACGAGCAAGTCCCCGCGCTGGACGAGCGTGTCGACAAGGTCGTGGAACGAGCGGGAGTCCATCTTCATCCGCTTGAGAAGCACGCTGTGCGGCAGCGCGCCGCCCGGCGCTTCGCGGATCTTCCGCATCGCGCGGAGGGCGAGCTCATCGAACGGCGTCTCGGCGGCGTGGTTGGCGGCCATGAACAGCATCCGCCTGGTCTGGTGCATGACGAGCCGCGATGCCCACCGCACCGCCTCGACGCCAATCGCGGGCTCCGCGTGGTTCTCGCTGACGGCGTAAAGCAGCGCCAGCTTGCGGGTCTGCTCGCTGGCCCGCCCCCACACCGTGGTCGCGACCGCGTCGCGCCCGGCTTCGGCCTCGCCGTACGCGTCCTCGGCTGCCCGGCGAAGCTCGACGAGCAGCGCCCGGGCTTCGTCGGTGTGCGGCACGACGCGCGGCGTGGGATGGTCGTTGGCGAGGTTGCCCGGGCCCGGCCGCAGGTCCGACCACCACTTGGCCGTCGCGAGCACGCGCTCGGGCAGGTCGCTGACCGTCGGCTCCTGGCCGGGGCCGCGCGGGCCGGATTCCAGGATCAGCATGCGTGCGAACAGGCCGTTGGTGAGCATGCGCTCGGACAGCGCCGCGTAGTAGTGGTTCGGGATCGCCGTTCCGAAGAGCACCAGGCACGGCTGGTTGATCACGCCCGGCTCGCTCTGCCCGGCCTTGCGGCGCATCGGGAAGACCGAGTTGGAGGCCGAGTACATCGTCAGCAGCGTGCCCATGATCGATTCGAACCGCGCGTCGCGGGCACGGTTGATCGACTGCAGCAGCCCGTCGATCTCGTCGGTCTGGAAGAGCATCGACGGCGTGCCGCGGAGCGCGTCCTGCACGCCTTCGCCGGACGCGAGCCGGTCGCCCAGCCCCGTGCCGAGGCCGACCTCCCGGAGCACGCGGGCGTTGATCTTGCGGGGCCAGTCCTTGCCCGAGGACGAGTGCGCCAGCCCGAGCAGGTACATGTTGGTGCGGTTGTCGCCGGGGTCACGGACCTTACGGCCCGCGAGAAACGCCTGGAGAGCTAGGGCTCCGCAGAACGCCAGCGTCTGGCTTGGGTAGGGCGCGGTGGCGAGGCAGTAGTCCATCACCTCCCCGACGAACCCGGGCACGCGGAGTGCCTCTGGCGGGAGCAAGCCCGGGTCGTCCAGCGGCGGCGGCGTCGGCGTATCCACCACCGCAGGGCGAGCCCGCACGACCAAGCGCGAAAGATCAACGCCGCCGAGGTCCTCGGTTCGATCGGCGTCGCGCAGCCATCCGTGCGGCCGATCGTGCGGCTTGCTCGCGGCATCGCTGACCTTGTGCCGCAGTTCCTTCTCCGACCACGGCGGCTCGCACCGCGGGTTGTACCGGTCCCACAGCAGCGAGAACGCCGCCTCCGGATCGAGGCCGAACCCGTGCACCATCGCCGTCGCGGCCGTGTAGGTCTGACTGTGCCCGCCCGAGCCGGAGATCGCCGGCGGGATGCGGTCGAGGTACGCCGCGGCGCGGCGGAGCAGGGCGTCGCCCGCTAGGAAACGATCGCTTCCTAGTGATCGCGGCTGTGAAGCGATCGCTTCCTTGCGCCCGTGCCGGGCTTCGGTCACGGCGTCGGCGAGCGCCGCGACGGCGGCAGCCAGTTCGCCAGCGTCGACCACGGCGGGCTCTCCGTCGAGCGGATCGTAGGGCTCTCCGCTGGGATGGATGCTCGGGCCGACGACCGTCTGAGCCCCGGTGCTCCGGAGTTCGACGATCATCTTCTTGGACACCGGGTCCTGGTGCTTGCGGGTCTTGATCCCCGCGCAGATGTACCACCAGTGCGACGCGGGCTTGCCCGGCCGTCCGGACATCGCGCCCGTCGGCGGCAGGAACTTGGGCGCGAGCGCCACCGCCTCCTCGCAGTCGAGGTCCACATCAACGAGCCAGCCGCTCGGTTCGCCCAGCAGCACGCCAATGTTGCCGGTGCCGTTGAAGTGCGCCGGCAGATCGCTCGCGGCGAGGCGCAGGTCCGTCCACCCCTTGAGCACGGGGATCTTCTTCCGCGCCGGCACAGGGATGACCGCGTACCCGCGGGCGAGGTACGTGCGCGCCGACTCGAGCAGGATGGAGGATCCATCGCTCATCAGAAGGGGATCTCGTCTTCGGGGATGCCGTACGTCATGCCCGCGGGCTCCGGCGGCCGGTCCGGCAGGCCTTCTTCGCCGTCCAGTCGCGGCGGCTTGTCGCCGAGCACGTGCTGTGTGACACGCTCGAACTGGTCGCCGGCCTTCTTCTCGACGGTGATCGAGAGCGTCGGGGCGAGCGCCCCGGCCTTGGCCATCTCGACCGCCTCTTCCGTGCTACCGGGCACGGGCTCGACCGAGCGTGCCCGCCACCAGGCTTCGGCCTTGGTCCGCGCGTACCCGGTGTGGTCGAAGCAGACCCACTCGCGGAAGTAGCGGTTGAAGCCGACTCGGTACTCGACGCGCATGGTCAGCGGCGCGGACGGGTCGCTGCGCTTGGAGTGCACGTGGTACGTCGTCTCGCTGACTCGGTGCTCTTCGCGCGTGGTCTGGCCGGAGAGGATGCCCTCGGTGCTGGCCTTCGCCTCGTGCTGCTGTCGATTCGGCTCGGGGAACTGGTGGCCGCACTGCGGGCAGGTCTGGTAGCCCGCCGCGATCAGGGCCTGGCAGTTGGGACACTCCTTCGCCGGAGCCTCGCCGTCGCCCCGGTCGTCGGTGGCGATGCGGATCGCATCAACCGGCCCGTGCCGGAGCACGTTGCCGCCAAAGTCGAGCACCAGGCAGTCGTTCTTGCCGGGGTGGAGCCGGAAGCCCCGGCCCACCATCTGGTAGTACAGGCCGGGCGACATGGTCGGCCGGACCAGCGCCACGCAGTCGATGTGCGGCGCGTCGAACCCGGTGGTGAGAACGTTGACGTTGCAGAGGTACTTGAGCTCGCCCGAGCGGAATTTGCCGAGGATCGCCGCACGCACTCCGTCCGGCGTGTCACCGGTCACGAACCCGCACTCGATGCTGTGCTTGGCCTTGAGCACATCGACGATGTGCTGGCCGTGGCGGATACCCGAAGAGAAGATCAGGGTGGCGCTGCGGTCCTTGGTGTGCGCAGCGATCTCGGCGCACGCGCCTTCGACCAGCCCCTCCTCGTCCATCAGGTCCTCGACCTCGCTGGCGACGAACTCGCCGGCGCGGACGTGCAGGTCGTCGGTGCTGATCTTCTGCAGGCCCGCCTTGGTCTTCAGGGGCGAGAGGAAACCCTGCACGATCAGCTCGCGGACGCCGACCTCGTAGCAGACGTGGTTGAGGATGTTGTGGGGGGCGGGGGCGCAGATCGCGCCGGACTTGAGGCGGTAGGGCGTGGCGGTCAGCCCGATGACGCGGACGTTGGGGTTGACCACCTTGGCGTCGGCGATGAACTGGCGGTAGATCCCGTCGTCCTCGGCGGGGACCATGTGCGCCTCATCGACGATGATCAGATCGACGGAGCCCAGTTCGCACGCCTTCTTCCAGATGCTCTGGATGCCAGCGACGGTGGCGCTGTAGCCAAGGTCCTTGCGCTTGAGGCCCGCCGAATAGATGCCCACGGGCAGGTCGGGGGCGATGAGCCGGAGCTTCTCGGCGGTCTGCTCGAGCAGCTCCTTGACGTGGGCAAGGATGACGACGCGGCCGTTCCATTGGCCGACCGCGTCGCGGCAGATCGTGGCGATGATCGGCGTCTTGCCCCCGCCGGTCGGGATGACAACGCAGGGGTTGTCATCCCGCTCCCGGAGGTGCGCGTAGACCCGGTCCACCGCTTCGCGCTGGTAGGGGCGGAGCTCCATGCGGGGCCCGGAGGTCGTCGGGGCGATCATCAGCGCGCCACCTCCTCGGGCAGGGGGAAGTGCTCTTGGGTCGCCGCGTACAGACGGGAGATCGGCTCACCCTTGAGGAACGCGACGAGGGCCCGCTGCGTCTTGGTGTACCGCTCGTGCCCGGCCTGCCGCGAGTGTCCCGCCTTCTCGCACAGGAACTGGCGGAGCAGCACCACGGCCACAGACCCGCCCTCGGGCACCACGCCCGTGCCGAGCATCCGCGCAAAGTCGCGGAGCCGGTCGTGATCGCACGAGTAGTACGCCCGTCCGATGACGGCCCGGGTCGAGGCACACGCAATCGCGCGCACGCGCGGCAGCGCCTCGACCGCGAACTTGACCGCAGCGGCGTGCTTGCCCAGCGCGTCGGCCGCCTGGGAGGACGTGAGGGCGACGGGCCCGGCGAGCCCGCCGAGCATGGCGCGGAGCACCGCCATGTCGGTCGTGCCCACATCACCGTGACCACCGCTGAGGCGCAGGACGTCGCAGAGCGTGCGGGGCTTCCCGCAGTCGATCGCCATCAGCGCCTCGCGGGTGACGTTGCGCCACACGTGCATCTCGACGGACGTCTCGGACATCACCACCGCCCAGAGCCGGTGCTGGCCGTCGAGCAGGATGCCGCTGGGGTCGAAGGCGATGCCCTCGTGCGTCAGCTTCCACTCGCCGCTAGACATGTCGCGGGCGAGTCGCTGGACGTGCGCATCGCTGACCTTGCGGTTGCTGGTGTTGGCGTTGTCGAGCCAGTCCATCGCCATCGCGGGGGTCACCAGCACGCGGGTGACCGTCGGCCCGGGGCCGGAAGGGGGAAGCGTGGCGTTGCGTGAGGCGCGCCGGGCCCGCTCGACAGCGGTGTCAGCGACGGCGGTACCGTTCAGGGTGAATCGCGGGGTCATCGTGGTCATTCGGCGTCTCCTTCAAGGCATTGGGTGAGTTCGGGGATCAGGGCGCGGACGAACGCCGCGCCCAACGTGCTCAGCAGGCTGCGGGCCGCCCACCGCGGGTCGTGGGGCAGCTCGATGGCCGTCTTCTTGGTCGGGGTGGAGTGCCCGCGGACGGGCGTCATCGCGGTCGGAGCGAGGCCGCCGCGCGGCTTGGGGACAGCAGCGTCACGGCGACCAATGTTCCGGGTCTTCATGACGGCGGTGGTGCCGTGCTTGGTGGTGTACGCGCGGTCGGTCTGCATTGGCTCACTGAACGATTCGTTCAGTGAGTCTCGAACGCGGTTCACGAGATCAAGACTGACACTGCACCTCCGCGCGACTTCTCGATTGGACCACGGGTTCCCGCGGTCGTCCGTCGCGACCAGCTTGTTGGTCAGCATGGTCAGCACGGCCTTGCGCTTGTCGGCGTTGGTCCGTCGCAGCCCGTGCTCGACGTTTGCCGACAGCGAGTGCAGCACCGCGTCGCGCAGCGTGCCCTCGCGCACGTCCGCGGCGATCGTCTCTCGCCCGCAGCGCCGGTGGGCGTGGAACCGGTGGAAGCCGTCGACCAGCCACAGACTCGCGCCGTCACGGACCACCACCACGGGCGGGAAGACCGCGCCATCGCGCAGTGCGTCGGCGTACTCGGACACTGTCTCCTCCGAGATCGCTTCCCGCAGCTGCGTGCCGCCGTTGATCTTGAGGCTCGTAAGGCTCAGTTCTTCAATGCTCATGCTCGGTCTCCAATCCCGGGTGAGCGATGGGCCCGATCACCACCAGCACCTTGCCGCCCGGCGTCACCGGGCCGCGTTCCACCACCAGCCGATCGATCTGCGAGTCGTCGCGGTACGCCCCGCCCTTGGCCAGCGCGTCCAGTAGGGCCTTTTGCACGTTGTCCAGGTCGCGTCGGCGGTTGTCGGGCGGGCAGACGGTGACACGCACCTCCAGCCGCCCGTTCATCCGCACCACCCGCCCACCCGCCATCACCGCGAGGGCGGCGCACACGCGTACGCGGTAGCGCCGCCCTTCGCGGCTCAGCACGGTCCTGGAGCCCATCCGCCGCCAGATGTGGTTCACGCTGGGCGGGTACGGGAGCTCGAGGACACGACCATGTGGGCTTGGGTGGCTTAGCGCTTCCAGGGGGGCGTCCCTCCCGGCCCGACGCCGACAGGAGCGCGACCGCTCACCGGCGACCCGCTCCCGCCCTTCTTGGCGTAGCCCTTGATGACGTTGGTGAACTCGCCGTTGTCGTCGCGCTTCTTCAGCCCGACGTTGATCTCCAGCGGGACGTTGTGCAGCTCGACCGAGTCCTTCGGCTGCATCACGCCGATGGCGCGGCAGATGGCCGAGAGCTCGCCGCGCGCGATCTTGACCGTCATCTCGCTCTTGTTCTCGAGGTTCAGACGGGCCCAGACCAGGCGGCCCTTGAACTCGCCGTCGATGATCTGGAAGGTCAGCTGCAGGTACTTGCCGCCCCCGGTCTTCGTCGGCTTGAGCTCCGACTCGGAGATGACGGCGAGGTACTTGCCCGCGGGGAGTGGATCGAGCGCGACGGACGGGTCGACCTGGTTGGCGTCGAAGTTGTTCAGCGTGGCCATGAGTCAGTTCCTTTGCGAGTGGTGATGGACGGATGAGGGATGGACAACGGCAACGGCGCTCAGGCCGCGCCGGCGGTGTCGGAGGTGGGGGCAGGTGCAGACGCCTCGGCGAACGGGTTCTCGCCCCGGGCAAACGCGCCGTAGACGCGGTAGTCGAGCGGGATCTCCTCGGGCAGACCCAGCCGGTTCTTGGCGACGTGCGCCGGCCGCTCGACGGTGCGGATGATCCGCTCGCCGGTGGAGACGCCGTTGTGCTTGGCCTTGTTGAAACCTTCGTCGACCTTGACGGTGTGGACCTTGTATGTGGCGAAGAGCACCTCGTCGGCCCACTCCTGCACAAGCGCGGACGCGAGCTTGTGCAGTCGCGGCGAGTAGCGGTCGTACGGCACGGTCTCGGGGTTCTCGAACTTCTCGATCTTCGCGTGGGCGATGAGCACGACGGTCATGCCTCGATCACTGCGAAGCGCGTCGAGCGCGCCGAGCACCGAACGCCACTTGTCGATGGCGAACGAGAAGCCCTTGGCGTAGCCGATCTTCTCGATGTTCTCGACGTTCTCGTCGGCGCACACCTCGGTCCAGATCAGGCGCTCGAGCCAGTCCAGACTGTCGATGACGACGGTGCGGTAGTCGTGGTCACCCGAGTACAGCGACTCAAGAGCCGCCATGACTTCGCCGAGGCTGCGGGCCAGCGGGAACGACTCGCAGTCGATGTCGGCCAGGCCGTCCTCGGTCGGAACGAAGATGGGCTTCTCGGCCATCGCGCCGAAGGTGCTCTTGCCAATGCCGTGTGTTCCGTACAACATGACGCGGCGGGGGCGGGCCTTGCGGCCCTTGCTGATCTGGTTCATGAGGGTGTGGGGATTGGCGGTTGCGGTTACGGGCATGGGTTCTCCGTGTTTTGGGAGTGAGGGATCGAGGTCGTGGGGCCAGATCTCGCGGGTGAACGCGCCCTGGCCAAGGCGGATGAGCGGGAGGTAGCGAGTCACGCGACGGCGCTCGCGGCCACTTGGGCTGCCGCTCCGCCGCGCGGGCTCTTGTCGCCGGGCCGTCGCACGCTGAAGGCGTCGTCGCCGTACTCGTGGATGCAGAAGCCGGTGAAGACGCGGGTCACCGCCCGCCCGGTCTCCGTGTCGCCGTCAACGACGATCACGCGGCGGTCGCGGTCGATGGCGTAGCCCGCGTCCAGGCGAACGGCGGCCTCGCCCTGCAGGCACCCGACGGCCAGAATGGACAGAGCGAGGGTCTGCTCGACCTCGTCGATGTCGACGCGGTGCACGAACTCGAATCGGTAGACAGTGCGGGGCGTGGTGTTCACGGTGATCTCCGAGGTGGGGCGGCAAGGAACGCGGTGCTGCCATAGAGCACCTAACCCGTCGCGGGGCGTGTTCACGAGAAATACTGATCAACATCTGATTTCTCGAAGCGATCGCGGACGCTGTTCACCGCGTACTCCAGCGTGGATCGGGGCGTGCGAAGCTGGCGCGCGGCCTCGGTCACCGACTCGCGGAGCAGCTGATCGCACACGCTGCGCTTCACGGCGTCGAGCGTGCCGATGACGGTCTCGACATCCATGCGGATGCACAGAACGCGGAGATCGTCGGCGGGATCGATCGCGTTGCTGCCGTCGGCGCTGACGGTCGGGCCCGGAACCCGCTTGGCCCGCTTGGCATCGCGGAGCATCTTGCAGAGCTTGGCGCGGACGACGCTCTCGACAAACGCTTCGGCGTTGCCGCGATTGGGATCAAAGCCGGGCCAGCGGACAACCACCTCCAGCAGGAGATCCTGCTCCAGGTCCTGCTGGCTGCCGGTCGCGGCGTCGCGGATGACGCGGAGGAGTTGCTTGGCCTTGATGCGAACGAGCGTCTTGGCGAACTTGAGGGTGGATGGATCGATGGCGCGGGTGGACATGGGCCGGACCTTCCTGGCATGGCCAGAAGGCCCCGGGGAGCGACAGGTCCGGCGTTGAGCTCACCGGGGCGGTTTCGTGGGATGCGGGCCTGTCGTCCCCGACTGGCGACTTGTCGATGGCGACGGGAGATTCAGGTCGCTGGCTCCCCTACAAAGCGAAGCAACCCGCTGAGAATCAGCGGGTTGCGCGTTCGTGGGCAGCGGAAAGAATCTTGAGAAAACCGCCAGGGCGTCATCGACATGTCGATGGCGTCAGTGGTCGGTCTCGGTGTGGAACAGCGTCGCCCAACCGTTGCCTTCGATCCGGATCGGGTCGCCGGCGATGCCGAAGAACGCCTGAAGCTTCTCGGCGAGCCGTTCGCGGCGTTTCTGGTTCTTCGGAGACGCCTCCGGGCTCCGCCAGTCCAGGGTTCCCCGGCCCTTGGCGAACGCGTAGAGCAACGCCCACTGGACGTCAGGCTTGCGGGTTCTGGCCACGCCCATACCCATCGAGGCAAAATCAAAGACCCCGGTCTGAGTCTTGACGCTCACGGACACCGTGTGCGCATCAGTGAATCGGATCCGCACATCGGACCATCGCGCCCCCGCGGGCGTGGCGAACCTCGGTGTGTCGGACCGCGCAGCAGCAACCTTGATGTGGCGACCCGCGAAGGTGGCCATCGCTTGCTCGAGCGATGGCTTGGGCTCGAACACGCCCTCGCCCTGCCACGTCAGCGATTCGACGAGCGTGATCCACGCCGATGACCGCCCCTCGACAACACGGTTGAGTTCTTCGCTCGCGCCGGCCCGCGTGGGCGTGACGAGAACAAACGGCCGCTGCGAGAGCGCTGAGATGTGTCCGGCGCTGCGGAGCAACGACTGCGCGTCCCGGGTTGTCGCGAGGTACACCGGGAACCGCTCGCCCTCGACTGGCACGTAGTCGCCCAGCCACCACAGCCTGTTGCCCATGCCGACTGAGGATGGCGTTCCCGTCAGCCCCAGCGCCGTTGCTACGCCCCGGAAAAGCGTGTCCGCGTCGAGCTGCCACAGCACGATGTCCTCGCGGCGGATCGGCGCGGACTCGCACGTCTCGGGGTCGACCGCGACGATGTCGTCCTCGTCGTGGACCACGATCTTCCGCCCTTCGATCGTACCCGGCCACGGCACGGACATGGCCAGCTCCTCCATCGGCCGCAGCAGCGGCTGGAGGAACTGGAGCTCGTCTCCCATGTGCTCGCGCCAGACCGAGCGCACGCCGGCCCAGCCCTGCACCCGCTCAAGCGACTGCCACACGCGCATGGTCGCCTCCCTTCCCCCCCAACACGAAGCCCGCGCCACGCAGGAACGCCTCGATGAGATCGGCATCGGTGTCCCGGGTGTACGTCGCGCGGTTGCCGTGCCGGATTGTGACCGGCCTGGGCTTGCGGCCGTCGGTGAATCGCACTTCGAACGTGGCGGCGCTGAGCATCGCGTCATCGGGGATCGACTCGCGGGCGTGCTCCAGCGCCAGCAGAACGTCGTCGGCCTTCTCGACTTTCCGCCGGTGGAACGGGCCGCCCACGTACATGACCAGCTCGATCAGTCGCACCGACGCCAGCCCGGTGATGTGCTTGCACGCGAGACTATTCCGGCCGCGGGCTCGGAGCGGCTCGAGGTCGTACCGCTCCTGGTCGGCGGGGAAGAAGTCGGCCCGGCCGAAGATGTGCTGGCCGACGAGTTGGCGGTACGCGGCGCACTCGCCTTTGGTCGCCGCATTGATTCGCAGCTCCCACGTCCGGCGGTCGAAGACGATCAGCCCGTGGGCCATAGGCCGGTAGCGCACGCACCCCGGCTTGCCGTCGTCGAGGCTGCCTTCGCGGCGGTAGGGGCCGCCGTGCCGCACGAGGAAGCGCACCTCGTCCCCGTGGTCGAAGAAGAGCACCCGCGCCCCCGGCCCGCGACGACGGGCCGCGTACCAGGCGACGACGCCCGCCTCCAGCGCCGCGAGCCGCTCGTCGCCCGGCGTGGCCCATACTAGCGATGCGCCGGCAGCGGGGACAAACGTCTCGAAGGAGCGCCGGCGCGAAACCGAGATCTCGGTGTGGCAACGTCGGACCAGATCGGGGTTCTCGACCCAGACGCGCGCCGCGATGTCCGCCGGCGACGCGTGGTCGTCCGGAAGCGCGATGCCCGCAACCTCGGCGGCGGCCTGCAGCGACTCCATGCCCAAGGGCGTGGCCATCTCGTGCAGATGCCAAAGGGCGTCGACCAACTCCACCGGCAGTCCGCCGATGTTGCTGAGCAGCGCGATCTCAACACGCTCGACGTCGAGGTGCGCGGGGTCGGTCGGCAGCATCACGCCGCTCGCGGCGAGGAAGGCGGCGTGCGGCCGCAGGAAGTCGATCAGGACGGCGGGGTCGACCTCCCGCAGCGCGTACGCGCTTGTGAACCTTCGGAACAACAGGCTGCTCATGTACCGGGCCTCCGCCTACGAGAAAGCCCCGGTCTCCACCCGGGGCAGTTAACCCGAGTGTATCCCAAACGATGTGGCAAGGCCGGTATTTGTCAGGGTCCGACAGAGAATCCTGAACGCGTCCACAACATCCGACAGTTACTTGGCTTGCGCGGCCTTCGCCCGCATCGCCACCACGCCGTCCGGCGCAGGGCCTGACACCATGTCGTCAGTCCGATTGAGCGCCCGCCAGAGCCGCCGCTGGGTAGCCCAGTCCGGCTGCCGGGTGACTGGCCGCAGCTGCTTCTCGGTGATCCGATCCTTGCCGATCTCGGGTGGCGCGAGGAAGAGCAGTTGCTCCTGGATGTCGGGCGCGAGATTGACCAGGTCCATGATCTGGCTGAGCCGCCCGCGGGTGACGTGGCCGAGCCGCGCGATCTCGGCGAAGTCCTTCACCTGCCCGCTCCGCACGAGCCAGTCAAAGCGGAGCGCCAGCGCCATGAGCTTGGCCACGCGCGGCACCCGCCGAGGCGACCGGATCGTGGCGGGCTTCGAAACTGGGATCGGTGGGTTGCCGACGCGCATCGTGCGGCTCGTGTTGACGCCGGTCTCGAAGCGGACCTTGAACGTGGCGCGATCCGGAAGGCTCATGGCTTGCACTCCACGGCGAGGCGGGACGATTCGGGATGGAAGACCAGCGTCACCTCGCCGGCCTTGCCGTCGTACTCGACGGCCTTGATCAGCGAGCGGAGCAGTTCGGCGCGCTCGCGCGTGCTGAGCTGGTCCCACAGCGGCTGGAACTCCGCGAACGCCGCGTCGACCTGGTCACGCCGCAGCTCGTTCTTCGCGGCGTCGGCCAGTTCCTCGTCTATCTCACGGATCTGCTCGCCGATCTGACGCGAGCGCTCCGCCACCTCCGCGAGTCGGTCGGTGTCGCTGGAGGCCCCGGCGCGGCGCTCGTCGCTCGCGAGCCATCGGAGCTCCCGCTGCAGCGTGGCACGCCTGTCCTCGAGCTGCTCCGTGAGCTCGCGCGAGTGGGCCCGGGCGCGTTCGAGAATCACGCCCACCAGTTCCCGGTCGCGGCCGAGCGCCCGCAGCCGCTCGACCACGAACGACTCGAGCGGCTCGGCGGGAATCGACTTGGACGGGCAGGTGTGGTAGCCCCGGCTCTGGGCCGCGTGGCACGCGTAGTAGCGGTACGTGCGCTTACCAGCCTTGGTCGTGAAGGTGTGCGACATGGGCTTGTCGCAATTGCGGCACCGCACGAGGCCCTTGAGCAGCCCGTGGTGGGCGTTGCGGACATCGCTTCCCTTGTCGCGCCCGTTGGCCTCCAGGATCGTCGCCGCCCGCTTCCACAGCGCCGGCTCGATGATTCCCTCGTGCTCGCCCTCGAACAACTGGTCGTGGTGCTGCACCTTGCCGAGGTAGGAGACGTTGGTCAGAATGCGGTGGACGTAGGGGTTGGTCAGCGGCAGGCCGCCGACTTTGGTCCCGTCCTTCTGGGTCCAGCTCTTGGTCGTCCACCCGCGCTTGAGCGCCTCCTCGGTCGTCGCGCGGACCGAACGCGTCTCGATGTAGATCGCGAAGAGCTCCCGCACCCGGAAGGCCTCGTCGCGGTTGACGATGAGCTTCCCGCCCACCACGTCGTACCCGAGGATGGGCTTGCCGCCGAACCACTTGCCCTTGCGCCGAGTGGCCGCGATCTTGTCCCGCGTGCGCTCCGAGATGATCTCACGCTCGAACTGCGCGAACGACAGCAGGATGTTTAGCGTCAGGCGTCCCATCGAGTGGGTGGTGTTGAACTGCTGGGTGACGCTGACAAACGAGACCTTCTTGCGGTCGAAGACCTCCATGATCCGGGCGAAGTCCAGCAGCGAGCGGCTCAGGCGGTCGACCTTGTAGACGACCACGCAGTCGACCTTGCCCGCGTCGATGTCGGCCATGAGCTGCTTCAGGCCCGGCCGCTCCATGTTGCCGCCGGTGTACCCGCCGTCGTCGTAGCGGTCGGGCAGACACACCCACCCTTCGGACCGCTGGCTGCTGACGTAGAGCTCGCCGCTCTCGCGCTGGGCGTCGAGCGAGTTGAACTCCTGCTCGAGGCCCTCCTCGCTGCTCTTGCGGGTGTAGATCGCGCAGCGGATCAGCCCGGGCGTTTTGGAGGTCGCGGCTCCATTCATGATGCAGCCTCCGCTCCAACCTCGGCCGACGCCCGCTCCTTCGAGGCGATCTTCATCGCGCCCTCGAAGAACTTCGCGCCGTTCCAGTGGCTGCCGGTGATCGCGTTGGCCACCGCCGACAGCGAGCGGTAGACCTTGCCCTCGCACTCAAAGCCCTTGGGCAGCACGATCACGCTGTACGCCTTGCCCTTGTACGTGCGCCACAGTGTCGACCCGGCCAACGGCACGTCGCTGGCCCGCTGGATACGCAGCGAGGCGATGGCGTGCTTCGGGGACGGCGCGTCGCTGATCCTCGCGGGCTCCGCGATCCCGCTCGGTGCCTGCAGCCGCAGGTCTGCGTCGTCGGCCAACTCCGCCGCCCGCTGGCGGGCTCGCTCGGAAAGGTCGCCCTCCGCGTCGGCCTGGAGCCGCCACGCGATCCGCTTGATCAGGTACGGACGGTTGTTGCACCGCGTAGGCTCGCCGAAGAGCTCGGCGTAGCGGGCCTTGAGCTGCGGCGTCTTGAGCGCTCCGAGCCGTTTGAGTTCCGCGTGAATGTTCAGCGCCATGAAAGTCCTCCTGCGCGCTCGGCTCCGACATGGCCCGCGGCCGTGTCGGATTCGAGCGGGAGCGGACGATCAGGGCGATCATCTTCCGCAGGGTCAAGTCGAGAACTCTCGGGTTTTCGATGCTCCGCCGGCGCGATGCTGGCGGCCCGACTGGCGCGGACGCCGGCCCGGATCCGCTCCCGGTGCCAGCGGTGCACGGCGGCGGCGAGCGTGGCGATGACGACCTCACGCCGCTGGGCGGCGGAGTTCAGAGGGTCCTGCTGGGACACGAACGGCTCCTTCGCGGGTCAACAGCGACCCGCCAAAGAGCAACTAACCCGTCGGAGGACGGAATCCCGAAGCCGCTGCAAACAAGGCGCAAGTCCTTCAAGAACAGCGGCTTCAGCAGTCCGAATGGCGTAGCGTGAAACTTTTCGCCCACTCGGCCGTATACAGAGATGCTCAGTTCGTCCCTCGTCGGGAAAGCTGGCGAGAAATCCGGTAGATCAGGAATCCGATGAACGTCCTGATACGCCGGCCCCGGGGTTCATCCCCGCCCGCCTCCTTTGGGCTTTTGCCCGCCGGCTATCAGTCCGGTCTCGATAGTGGGATGTGGTCTCCGCCCCTCGCAGCCCGCACGCAAATCTGGGCTGCGATGACCATACGAAGTCGGCGTGTAGCCGAGCTTCCTGATTGAGCCCCGACAGGGTGATTCGGCATCGCGGCAGGGCAACCCGTGTTTAAGACAACCTGGTCGGATGAGTGCGGCGATGTCGCGCTTGTGTCCTCGCGCGAAAGCAGGCGTCGGGCACGCAAACCCACGCTTGTGGTCAGCGCCCACGCGAGCGAACGGCTCGAGCAACGCAGCATTGGCGAATGGGCGATCCAACTCGCGATCGAGTTTGGCGAGAGGTTCTACGCCGGGAAGGGATGCGAAGTCGCGTACCTCAGCCGACGGGCGCTGAAGGCCGCCAAGGCACTGCTCGGACAGCGCGTCGTTGAGGCCGAGAACCTGGCGGTGGTCATCTCCAATGACGGGGTCGTCTTGACGGCCTACCGAGCAAAGCGACCCCTGAAACACTGGCGTGGCGAATGGTGAAGTTCGCCTGTCGCCCCACCCTCTGACGTTCACATGACCACTTTCCTAGTATCACCCGCTGACTGTGACTCCCTGTTCGCCGGATGGCAGCGTGAGGCGAGGTTCGGATCTCGACTCGATGAGCGACGAGATCTCTCCTGCGGCCAAGCTCAAGCGAGCTGCACGCGGCTAGTCCGACGATCGAGGGATGTGCCCCAAAGGCATAGCCACGCGTTTCTGCATGGCGGCATCAGCGGATTCCCACCTCGCTCATCGGAGGTCTCGTCATGGACACACGTCCACAGTCCGTAAGCGGCCACGCTGTCGTTGCGCTCATTGCCACCCGTGGCAGATTCGACCTGCTTCGTGAGCGGGCAATCCCTTCGGTTCTCACCCAGACGCGAACGCCTGACCGGCTCGTGATCGTGGTGGATCGGACCAAGGAAGAGATGCCTGATCAGGATCTCGCACGTCTGAGGCAACAGCTTGAGACACAGTGTGGTGATCGGCTTCGCGTGACCGTGATGCGCAACCGGCGCACCCCGGCACGAGCCGCCGGCGCATGGAACACCGGAATCGACCAACTGCACCGCGATGCGGGCATCGCTCGTTCCGCCGATCTCTGGTTTGTCGCCATCCTCGACGATGATGATGCCTGGACCCCCACGCACATCGAGTCATGCCTCGAAGCCGCGATCTCTCGCGATCTGAGCATGGTCGCGTCGGGCCTCATCCGGCACGAGTCGCTTGACAGCCCTGGACATCCACACTCCATTCCCGACGCGCTCTGCGCCCGCGAACAGTTCATTAGGGGCCAGCACGTGCAGGGCTCGAACCTGTTCGTTCGGCTCGACATGCTGCTCTTGGCAGGCGCTTTCGACGAGCACCTCCCGAGCTGCACAGATCGCGATCTGTGCATCCGGCTGGCGGACTTGCCGTCCCTGCGATTCGGTGCGACGTCCGTACACACCGTGCATCACTACGCGGACCCACGTCCAGACCGCCTCACCTCCGCGGCTTCCTCGGCAAAGCACGACGGGCTCACTCGTTTCTGGCGGAAGTACGCGCGCCGCTTCGACGCTGCCGCGAGAGACGCTGCAGCCGCGAGGGCTTTCGAACTGTTTGGTTGGCGGCCGCCAGAGCCCGTTGGGCTGCCAGAGGCGAACATCCCGCCCCTCGTGCCATCGACACGATCGCTCGAGCTTGTCATCGGGTTCGTCACGGACGCCAATCCAAAGCCTCACGTCGAGGGCCTGCTGTCAGACATTCTCGGCTTGAAGTCCCGTCCCGATGTCTCCGGCGTGACTGTGGTCGTCGTCGAGAACGGCCCGCTCCCGAAGGATGGCACGCGCCCGCTTCATGACATCCTCTGTCGCTTCCAGACCGAGGGCCTTGCCATCGAGCTCATCTCGACTGAACGCCAGCGTGAGGACTGGGCCCAGGGAACTCTCGTTGACACGCCAGATCCGTCACGCCAGCGGATGCCGATCGCGGTATCACGCACCGTGCTCAACACGTACGTCGGTCGGTTGGCGACACGTCACCCAGGTGCGGCGGCTTGGATCCTCGACGACGATAAGCGGCTATCGGTGTCGGTCGAGGTCGCTGGCTTCACAGCGGTGAGAGCGAGCCCCGACATCGGTGCGCTCCTTGCGCTCCGCGACCAAGGCGTGGACATTGTGATTGGGCCCGACACAGGCGCGGCTCCCCTCCCCTTTACGGCAACGCTGCGCATGCAACTGCTCGATCTGGCTCACCATGTGGCTGTGTGGGAGAGCCAGACTCCGGACAGTCCTTGGATCGACGCGGCTGCAGACGACGCCGCGACACGACGCTCGCTTCAGGACATCTACTACGACCTGTCGCGGCACACGGATCACCTTGAGACTCCGCTCTCACTCAAGCCATCGAGCGGCAGCGCGACCCACGCGGATGCACTGACCCTGATCGCAGGCCGAGTGGGGCGACTGCTGGCAGGGGAGCCCGTGTTCCGCCCGCTTGCGACAGAGGCCGACTCGCTGAAGATCGAGTCCGCCATGCCATCAGTGCAGCGCGGGGGATCGACGATCTTCTTCACGCCGGAACATCTGCTGGCTTATCCACAAACGCTCGCTCGTCTCGGCGATCTCTACGTCCGTCGCTCGGACATGCTCACCGCCATGCTCAAGCGTGAACAGATGGGACTCAACATCGTGATGCACGCATCTGCCGGGGTGCGTCACGACCGCTCCTTCACCACGCCCAGCCGGCTGGACGATGCGACTCTTCTGGCGGACATTCTCGGATACGCGCTCTATCGGGCGACGAGCGATCTGATGCAGATCAGAACCGAGTCTCGCCGACGCGAGCCTCTGCTGGCTTGGTCATCTGAAGAGCTCAAGCGTGGTGCTCGTCTCGTTCGGAAGTACACGGAGGAGCGCCTCGCCGCGTTCACGCTCAGCGCATGGCGCGTGCTGGGCCTTGCTGACAGCATTCGCAGCCGAGCACGACGCCTGCTGACCACCCGGTCTCCGTGGGCCGAAGGCCCTGCACGCGATGCGCTCGGTCGAATCGCTGGCGAGATGGATCTGATCTGCAGCCTTTTCAAGCCCACCGCCGTGACCCAGTTCGCCGAGAAGGTGCGAAGAGCAGCCTCGGAGAGCAATGTTCGAGACGCATTCGCGTCGATGGACGGGCTAATCAGCGAGTACCGAGCGACGAGGCAGACACCATCTCCTGCAGATACGGCGCTTGCCGCTTCCCGCGAGCAACGGGCCAGGGCGTTGCTGAAAAGGGTGTATGGCACTCGGGATCTGCGTCTGCTTGGTGCTGGCGGAGAGGGGATCGTCTTCACCGACGAGCAGCGGGTGTTCAAGGTCTTCGATCTGCTCAAGCGGCGACCGAATCACGACACGCTCGCAACTCTGAAGGGCCTTGCTGCACGCATCGAGACTCCAACGCACCTGTACCCGCTCACCCGAGTCGAGGTACGAGACGAGACGCTGCTCTTGGTGTATCCCTTTGAGGCCTCAACTCCTTACTCGGGTGGCCACGGCGCGGAACTGCTGGCACTCCTCCGAGAGTGCAAGTCGTACGGGATCACGTTCAGGAACATGCATCCAAAGAACCTCCGCGTGACCCCAAGCGGGCTGAAGCTCATCGACTACGGGTCGGACATTCGCCCGTTCAGCGATGCGGACTATCGAGCGATGGCGGAGCGGGCGTGGCTGACTTGGCGTTGGCCGCACCGCGCCGATCTCGATGAACTCATGCGACGAGCTCTCGTGGACAAATCGATGCCGGAACTCGATGGATTTGAGCGGTTCTGGAAATCGCTAAATGAAGAGCGGCCTTCCGCGACTCGCATCGTGTCGGCAATCGTTGACCCGATCATCCTGGAATCTGGCGCGCAGAGCGTCTTGGACTACGGATGTGGGAAGAAGGCCCGGAGTGCTCGCCATCTCGCTGAAGCCGGGCTCCGAACCGTCGGCTTCGATCCCGGTGTAGACATGCCAAGCCGGTGGCAGTCCCTCGGAGTCACGCCGCCGTGTCTGACGCTGACATCGGATCGACTCGCCGCGTTGAACGCGGCCCCGTATGACGCTGTCCTCTCGTCGCTTGTCCTCTGCGAACTCGGTGACGACGCGGCGTACGAGCAGGTTCTCGCCGACCTTCGCGCCGCAGTGAAGCCTGATGGCCTGGTCGTGATCACGCTCTGCAATCCGATTGCGACATTCGGGGGGCCCACCAATCTCCATCGCAGGCGAGACCTCCCGGCGGGCAAGTGCTACGACGACTCCTTCTGGTACGTCGAGAACGCCGAGACCGGGGCTGGACGCAGGGAGTTCCACCGTCCGCTGGCGAAGATCGAGCGAGATCTCTTGAGGCATGGACTGCGGGTGGAACGCCGCATCGCGAGTGAGACCGTCGATACGGAACGCTTCGAGCCCGCCTCCGACTTCCTGACGCTCGTGTGTCGACCTGTGCAGGTTGAGCGATCCGCCCCGCGAGTGTCCCTCGTGATCAAGACCTGCGCGATGGAGGCCGCCACGATCGAGAGGCAGGTGACGCACCTTGTACGCCAGCTCGAAGGACCACGCGTCTTCTGCGAGCGCGTTCTCGTTGTCGACTCTCTTCGCGACGGCTTCGTGCGCCAGCACTCATCAGCCAACCTTGACGAACTCATGCAAGCGACGGAAAGACTGCGTTCCCGTGGTGTCGTCGACCGCGTCATCGTGAGTCCAGGCCCGGGAGCGTCCGCCAGTGTGGTGATGCGGGAGTGGTTCGATGTTGACTACCAAGGAACCCACAGCGTTCACGGAGCTCCGCTTGTCGCTCCACTTCTGGCCTTCGAGCAGTGCGTAGGCGAGTACATACTGCAGGTGGACTCAGACATTCTCGTTCAACGGACTTCCCACACCGACGACTACCTCTCCGAGATGATCCAGGCGATAGAAGGCGATCCGAAGGCCGTGACCGCATCGCTCAGCGTTCCTCAAGCAGCCGGCACCAGATTCACCGGGTGCAACGACGGAGCGCCTTGGCGTGTGGAGGTTCGCGCGTGCCTGCTTCACCGCGAGAGACTCCTGGCGGCGCGGCCCTTCCTCAACCCGTTGGCTGACGGGCAACCGTCGGCATCCTGGCACAGGGCGATGGATCAAGCCGCGATGACCGGTCGTATTGCCTCGCTCCGCGGAGGTTCGGCTCAGACCGCATTCGTGCATCCCCCAAACGAGCTCAAACGGAGCCGTGAGGACTGGATGTTGCTGCTCGATCTCATGGAGAAGTTCCCGGTGCCCGCGGCTCAGGTCGGCAGAGTGGATCTCGCGGGCGGCCCCTTGGACTGGGTGCCTCGCAATCGCTCGGAGCCGTTCATCTTCGTGATCACCGGTCGCAATGTGCCGCCCGGCCGCATGGCGCGGTGTCTTGAGTCCATCGGAGCTCAGCAGAGCTCGCATTGGGGTGCCGTGGTCATTGACGACGGCTCCGATGGCCTGTCTCGCGAGGCACTGCAACTGGCGGTTGGGCCTTGGAGTGATCGGGTGACGTTGATCCAACCGAGAGAGCGCCGAGGGCAGCTCGCGAACATGACGCTCGCGATCCGGCATGTGTGCACCGATGCCAACAGCGTGATCGTCACTCTGGACATGGATGATGCGCTCATCGGTCCCAAGGTGCTCGATCGAGTCGCCGACGCCTACGCCGATGGAGCACAGGTTACGGTCGGCTCGATGCTCCGCACCGACAAGCATGTGGAGTATCCGGTCACTTTTGACTCGCCACGCCAGGCTCGCGGTGGCAACGTGTGGCAGCACTTGCGCACCTTCCGCAAGTACCTGTTCGACGCGATCCCGGATCACGATCTGCGTGTCGGCAACCGTTACGCTGACATCGCGGTCGATTGGAGCTTCATGCTGCCGATCGTCGAGATGGCCGAGCGACGGGTCTGGATCCGCGAGCCGCTGTACCTCTACGAACCGTCCGGAATGGGCAAGGGGGCCGATCGGCCAAAACGAGAGTCTCAGATCGCGGCGTTGGTTGCCAAGAGTCCCCGTCGCCCCCGTCTCTCCAGCGATGTTCTTGTGGCCCTTCCACCGGAGCGGATCACGAGCGAGATCTGGGGGCACGGCGGCGGAATCCTGTTCCTGCGGCATGGTGAACGGCCGTCTTTCGCCGGATTGAGCGCCGAGCAGAAGGACGCGGTGCACCTCACCGCGAACGGCCACAAAGAGGCCGAGTCACTCGGCTCCAGGCTGGGTGGTGGTGTCGCGTTCATGTCGAGTCCTGTGTTGCGGGCCATGCAGACGGCCAGGGCGATTGCTCGCGGAGCAGGCAGCGATGAGCAGTCGCTGATAGCTCTCGATTCGCTTGTCGACTTCCGCGTTGCCGATCGTGATCTCTATGAACTCGTCAAAGCCCGATTGGGGTGGGCGGGACTCATGGGGGCGTGGATGGACGGCTCGCTCATGCCTGGAGTCCTCGTCCCCTGCGACCAGTTGGTTCAGCGAGCCATCCGTGATGTGTCCTCCGCTGCTCGTCGGACGGGCGCTCATCGCGCTGTGGCCGTGACGCACGACTTCTTCATCATGGCAGCGCTGGCTTGCCTGAGAGGTGTCCGTGTCACTGCGGTGCCGTACCTTGGCGGCGTGTTTGTGCCGTGCGACGAGGTCGACCATTGGACGTGCGCGGAGGTGCGAGCGTGAAGCCTGCCACAAGCACGATCCCCACTCATCGATCGCCCCTTGATCGGTCACTCCGTGGACTCCTGCGCGAGGTCCGATACTCGGTTCGTCACTGCCTCGGTCGTTGGAGAGCGCGTCGCGTGGCCTTCCAAGGCAAGAGGCTGAATCTGGGGTGCGGCAAGTACCTCATTCCTGGATGGATCAACGCTGACCTGTATCGACAGGCCGACGTGATGTTCGACATCCGTGCCCGCTGGCCCATTTCCGACGGGCAGTTAGTCAGCGTCCGCCTTGAGCATGTCTTGGAGCACGTCGCCTATCCGGACGAGGCGCTGCACGTCCTCGCAGAGTGCTACCGCGTGCTGAACCCGGGTGGCACTGTCCGAGTCGGGGTGCCGGATACAGAGAAAGCCATTCGGGCGTATGTCGAAGGCGAGCACGCGCACTACTTTCGCATGGCTCGGGAACGATGGCATCCACCGGAGGTCCAGTTGCCGATCGAGCACCTGAACTACCACTTCCGGGATCGTTTCGGCGAGCATCTGTTCGCGTATGACTGCCAGAGTCTGTCACGCCTTCTCTCCCGCGCAGGATTCACTGGCATCGCGTCAGCACCATTTGATCAGACCATCGACCGAGCGGAACGTGAAGAGGGCACACTCCGACTCTCGGGCACCAAACCGTTGCAACAGGAGCCGCGTCAATGAGATCCCAATCCCGTCGAAAGGTGATCGCAGTGGTTGGCGACGCCGTGGTTTCTGCCGGTTCACCGCAGGACATGCTCGCCGAAGAGATCGGGCGCGCACTCGTTGACGCGGGCTACCGCGTGATGACCGGTGGACTGGGCGGCGTCATGGAATCTGCGTGCCGTGGGGCGAAGTCGTCGAGCCGATATGCTCAAGGCGACACCATCGGGGTACTGCCAGGGCATGATCCCGCCGAGGCCAATGCGCATGTCGACATCGTCATCCCCTCCGGTCTCGATCACGTCCGCAACTCGGTGGTGGCCCACGCGGACGCCATGATCGCGATCGGCGGGGGAGCGGGCACGATGTCGGAGATCTGTCTCGCCTGGATCTACAAACGGCTCATCATCGCCATGAGGGTTGACGGGTGGAGTGGCCGTGTTGCCGGTCAACGGATCGACGACCGAATCCGGTATGCGGACGAGCCAGACGACCAGGTGTTCGGAGCGGACTCCGTTGAGCAAGCGATGGCTGTTCTGGCGTCGCGGCTACCGCGATACGGTGCCCAGCACCACGGGGTGCGGCGTCGCCAGTGAATCGGCCTTCCACCTTTGACATGCGGTGCTGCCCCCGTTAACCCCTCCGCCCGTCAACCCGAGACTCCGAGAGTTCGAGAGGATTTCGACGCACCCATGACGAGACACCCGGTGTCCTGACCGGTTGGCTCTGAATCGGTCTCGAACCGAGAGCGCGGCGGGCCAAGCCCCGAAATCGCCAAAACGCCGGGATTCTGCGGGCTTTCTGGCCAACCCGCCGCGAAGGGCGAAACGGGCCGCCTGTAAACCAAACGACCCCGCCGTGAGGCGGGGTCGGAAGGAAGCTCCCCGACTAGGACTCGAACCTAGAACCTACCGGTTAACAGCCGGTCGCTCTACCATTGAGCTATCGGGGATCGGGTTGTCGCCACCCAGCCGGGCGGCACAGGCCAAAAGACTATCCAGTCCCGC